CGAAACTTGTAGGAATATTCCACTATCTCTCCTCGCTTTCAGACGTTTTTCTGATTCTCTATGTACTGCTTGATGGCCGACAAAGGCGCTCCGCCAACGGTAGACACAAAATAGGAGTTTGTCCACAAAGTTGGCAGCCTTGATTTTAACTGCGGAAATTCAGAACGGAGGGTATGCGATGTAGAACCTTTGATATGTCTTACGGCGCGGTTTATGCCGTATTGTGGGTCAACTTCTATTAGTAAATGCACATGGTCAGGCATGATTTCCATCTCTATGATGTCGATTTTGCTTTCCTCACAGATACTCTCTATTAACGCTTTTAGGCGTACATCGACGCCGTTGACCAGGACCTTACGGCGATATTTTGGACACCAGACCACGTGATATTTGCAGGAGTACACCACCTTTTTGTTGCTTTTATATTTCATAGCAACATTATGCCACAAGCGCAAAACTATTGCAATATTTTGGGGAAAACACTGTGCCTTATATCCCCTTGTCTAAAGGCAGGGGCTTTACGGCACGTTCCAGTAAAAATATGAGGAGGAAGAAAGTATGTCTATAATCAAAAACCGCTATGAGTTCGTATGTTACTTCGACGTCCGGAACGGTAATCCAAACGGGGACCCCGATTCCCTGAACATGCCACGCATTTTCCCTGATACCGGAAACGGCATGATTTCAGACGCATGTATAAAGCGCAAAATACGTGATTATGTAGAGAAAGTACACAGCGGAGAGTCCGGCTATCGTATATATTTAAAGAGCGGGACAGTTATTGCCGATACAAACAAGGAGGCGTTTACAACGTTGGGTAAGAAGCTGGACAAGAAAGCCGATGAAACGGTGACGGACTGGCTTTGTGAGAACTTTTTTGATATGCGCGCATTTGGCGGCGTCACAGCTACCAGCGACACCAATCCCGGCTGTGTAAGGGGATGCGTTCAGATTCCTTTTGCAGAATCTACACACCCGATTTCGCCCTTGAACGTCACGATTACCCGGTGTTGTGTCACCAATGAGAAGGATAAGGACGATGGCAAGCGTTCCACCTTTGGCAATAAGTATATCGTTCCTTACGCTATGTACAGGTTAGAGGGATTTATAAGCCCATTCGATGCGGAAAAAACGAAGTTCTCAACAGATGATTTGAGTGTGCTGTTTGATGCTCTGCTCAATATGTTTGAGCTTGACCACTCGGCTTCGCGGGGTAAAATGGCAACGCGCAAACTGGTGGTGTTTGAGCATGACACGCCGAAGGGTGAGGTTAGCAGTGAGGAGCTGTTCCGGCGGGTGCGCTGCAAGACCAAAAAGCAGCTGAAGCATGAGGAGACTATGGTTTCCGATAGAGTTATTTTGACTGCAGATTTTGCTCCCACCTGCTACGAAGATTGCTGTATTATCTGTGATACTGAAAATGTGCCTGCCAGCGTTAAGATGACAATTTTGAGGTAGGTTTCCAGGGCGAGGCGCCCTGCCCGGAAAGAGTTTAAACGGATATTGTGTTGATATTTTGCGTATGTCTGGAGACGCTGGTCTGCGCCCTTAATCAGTGGAGGGTGCGATAAGCCAACTGCTCGATTGCTGGATGGCCGAACATGAGTACAAAAACTTTACGGAGCATTTGCTTCATGTTCGGCCGTTCAGCGCTCGTGTGGGCTGCGGCCACGGAGCCAGGAACCCCCGGCTTTAGCCGTGGGGAGTTTCAGATTAGGGCAGTCACACTCCGCACAGGATGTGAGAGTTGAAATCTTTGTCCGAGCAGTACATGGATATCCAGAGGTATCGTCACGCCCCGCACAGGGTGTGAGAGTTGAAACGCAGGCAGGCATGCGGGTTTGGGATTAGGTTGCCGCAATCCTATTGGCTTTAGGCGGTGGGTGGTTCAAAATCTCCTCTGCAGGATAAAAATGAGGGAGCATCAAGTGAATGAGGATACCCGAGAAGCACTCTGTGTTGCTTTTGCTCTTTTACTGTGCTATACTCATTTTAATAATAGTATTTGTTATTCAGCCATTGACCTTTTCACTATTTTTTTGCAGTACGCGTCTCGCGTATGCTCTGAGTGCTTTTATAAAGCCATAAGCGGGAAAACTCGGTCTTTTATTGCCGGGCAGTTCACATTACAAAACAGTATATATTAAAATAACGCAAGACACAGCCTTTCGGCGGTGTCTTTTTGCGTTCATATAAAAACAGACACACAAAAAAACAAAAAGGAGAAGCAAATATGAAAGATTACACACAAATTGAGTATCTTTATCGCGATGGAAGCAATTACAAGCGCTATATCTCTCGCTATCTCTGTGGCGTGCTAACGGAAGAGGAGCGAGACGAGATTTTCTCGAAGTGTTTGCACAACGATACCCTGTATCAATTTATTCCAAGTCAAGTTGGACTACCGGAAGAACGCTTTGACGATTTCGACCCTCGCGATGATGGGCCTTGGTTCGAGCTGATTTCTATCGACACGGTGGAAAATGAAGACATCATAAGAGTAGCAGAAGACGAAAAGCTTCGACTACTTCCCTTGACCGCACGAGGACTTTTGGAGCGGTTTCGAGCTGTGGAAGTGTGGGATGAGGCTTGCAGCACTATTTACAAATAAATCCGCCGCTATGTGGAAGAACAAAAAACCCGTTAAGGAAAGGAGGCGGCGTCATGGCAAGAAAATCTCCAAGCAAAAACGTATTCGTTCTGACGCTTCCGCTCCAATGTGAGGCATGGCAGCGGGACAGGCTCGATACCATCTTCCAGGTGGGGAACGATATCAAGAATAACCTGATTGCCTATGAGCGCAAGCAATACCAAAATCTCATCTCTCGGAAAGATTGGAGAGCAAACCAGGCAGCATTGTCCGCAGCATACGAGGCAGAGGATGCCGGGCGCATCAAAGCTCTTTGCAAACGCCGGAACGAGACGCTTACCAATGCCGGGTTTGAGCAGTTCCAATTTGAGAAGCAAATCAACAAGTACCGAAAGCACTACCGTGGAAAGAATGGGAAAGGATTCCTTATCCCGGCCCATGTGGCGCAGAAGATTGCCGCTTCTGTGTGGGGCGGTTATCAAAAGCTCCTGTACGGGAGTGGGCAGCAGGTCCGCTTCTCTAAATGGAGCGAGTTCAGCACCATCACTGCGAAGACGAATTCTGCAGGGATTCGATACGCAGATGGTTTCGTTTTCTTCCAGGGAATGCAGCTTCATGTGCTATTCGACGAGAAAGACCCATACGGCTACCAGCAGGAGGCGACGTCGAGAGCTATCCGGTATTGCGGAATCCATCGTCGCTGGTATGCTGGCGGATGGAAGTATTTCGTCCAGCTTACGCTGGATGGATTACCTCCACTGAAAACGAGGCCGGATACGGGAGAACTCCTGCACCCCATGGGAGAAGGGAGAGTCGGACACGACATAGGAACGCAAACCATCGCCAGCGTTGGGTGCAATGCGGTTTTGCTCACCGAATTGGCGGATAAGGTCCGAGGTATCGACGCAGAGCTTTGGAAACTCAACCGTGCTATGGACCGCTCCAGGAGGGCAACGAACCCGGAGATGTTCAACACGGACGGCTCTATCGTACCCAAAGACAAGCTGCCGGCAGAGTGCTTGAATCAGCGCGGCGGACGCGAATGGGTAAAATCCAAGCGATATATTGCATTGGAGAATCAACGCAGGGAACTATATCGCCTACAAAGAGAAATGCGTATCCAGCAGCATAATGAGCTGGCGAACCTCCTGCTTTCTTTTGGCAGCGAGCATTACATCGAAGAGATGCGGTTCCGTGCTTTGGCAAAACAGGCGAAGGAGACAAAATTCAACAGCAAGGGGAGGCCCGTCAGAAAGAAACGGTTCGGAAAATCCATCTTCAATAAAGCGCCTGCGTTGTTTGTTAAAACCATCAAGCGAAAGGTACTTAATGCAGGAGGTTCGTTCCAAAGAGTCGATACCTTCTCCGTGAAGGCAAGCCAGTTTAACCATCTGACGGAAACCTATACAAAGAAAAGTCTCGGCAAACGCTGGAACACGATGCCGGATGGCACGAAAGTCCAGAGGGACCTCTATTCCGCGTTCCTGATTCAAAACGTAGATGCTTCTCTCAAGCAGGTCGATGTGGAGCGATGCAATCAATCTTATGATAGCTTCCGTGCCCTGCACGATATAGAAATCAGAAGACTCTCTTACTTACTTACGCCCAACAGCATGGGCGTTCAACACAGCGCATAACACGAAAGCAGTCAAAGGCAGAGGCTCCCGCCTATTGCGGCGCTAATGTGTGGGTCGCCACCATTGCCGCGCTAAGATTCTGAGGGATTTTTGGTCCCCAGAGGGCGTTTACTCTTAGACACCTTATGGCATCTTCCGCGTACCTCGGAATCCCACTGCGTAAGCGGTGGGAGGAGTCAATTGTATATGATGCAAGGCATCCCAACATGCTCGTAGATATTTATACGGCCGGCGACTACGGCTGCATAATTCATTGGCACGGTTTGCGTTTGATGGTTTAAAGCGGCTGCTGCACCTGAATAAGAACCCAGTAAAAAACAATAGGAAAGAGGGCGGTTTTTCTGTCCCCTTTCTTTTGAAATGAAACAACCACACTGAAAGGAGAAAAACATGAAAATCACCAGAACTATTTGCACACCATCAACTGATATCACTGTAGAAATCAAACTGCTGCCCAGCGAGGTGGAGGCTGCATACCGTGAGCAGGAGGAAACTTTCCGCCTGCTGGATGCTGAACGCCAACTTTGCGAGTATCTGCACTTCGACGTCAGAGATTACGACAAAGGCGACAGAGAGGATGCCGAAGCGCTGAAGTCCTTTAAGACTGAGTTCGGCGACATTGAGCCGAGGTCTCTGGTAGATGAAAGCTCTCCGAACTATGTGCTGCCCAATATCGTCGCCAAGTATGAGCGCAGAGCCGATTGTAATATTGACGAGAACACGGTATGGCAGACCGTCATCCATGATGTTCTAAACGAACTTTGTGTTCCTGTTCTGCCTGCTGAGACCAACGCGTGAGGTGATGCGTATGAAAATGAAAGAGTATAATGTGACCATCACCGAAACGCGGACGCTCACCGTGCCGGTGGAAGCCTCATCCAAGGAGGACGCCATACAGATCGTGTGTGACGGGTGGCACGAGGGAGATTATATTGTTGACTGGCTCGACGGGGTGGAGTTTTTTGTTAATGACCACAGCGCATAACACGAAAGCAACCAAAGGCAGAGGCTCCCGCCTATTGCGGCGCTAATGTGTGGGTCGCCACCATTGCCGCGCTAAGATTCTGAGGGATTTTTGGTCTCCAGAGGTCGTCTACTCTTAGACACCTTATGGCACCTTCCACGTACCTCGGAATCCCACTGCGTAAGCGGTGGGAGGAGTCAAGAAGCAAAGCTTAAGGGAAGCCCCCTAATCGAGCGTTGCGGGATGAAAACGGCAAGATTTATGATATCATTGCCGGAACCTTTCTGATTGCTGGGGTCGAAGGAGAGGATTTATCCTCGCTTTCGCCTGAACCTATTGAGCAGTTCAAAGAAAAATTCGACACACCTGAAATGTTCGTTTGCTTGAATGGAAAACTGGTGGTCTTGCCGATGGAGGAAAGGAAGAGCTGGGTCTGTACAGACCCAGACTGCGCTCAGTTCCGCAGAGAAGCCCCCGAGAAGGGCGATAACGTTTTCGAGCTGGCGCAGGTAAATCAGTACGGCTGCGACCTGTTCCGCGTGGCTCACGGATTCGTTTATCTCAATGAAGATGTCGATGAAAATGAACGAGAGAGCCTGGTTTCCATGTATGGCTGGGATGAGGACGACCTTTACAGCGATGAATTCAATGGGATACTGGCAGAAGCAGTGTTTGAGACATCCGCAGCCGAGTACGATACCTCTGCAGAGTACAGCTCTTTCGAAGCAGCTGCGCGTGCGTTGGGGCATCTCATTGACGTGGACATTGGAAAATACCTGCAAATATAAAAATAAAAAGGAGATATGTATATGAACATCAGCAGAGAACAAAAAAAATGCGAAGCGCTTACGCGCATGAAAATGTGGGGCATCTATCTGCCCACCTGTATGCAGTTTGAAAAAGAAGACCTCGTTTCGGAGAGCGCGCCGCCTCTCGGAGCTTGCTTTTGGCTTGACGCGGAGCAGCTTGCGCGGGTGCGTGCATTTGAAGAAAAGTACGATGCGCTCGTATATCACGTCATTCATTGCTTCACCACCTTTGGAGAGTTGGAAAACTATCTTTACGTCAGCGACCATCCCGAAGAGTGGGAAGACGACAGGAATGATATCAAGAGCGGGCAACAACTTGTGTATGTTGTGAACAAGGATATGCCGGACTGCTCTGAATTCGGTTCGATTGGCATCGCGGTGACTGCTGCGGCGGGTCTGCGCCGGACTTGGTGAAAGGAGATAACAAAAAATGTTGAAAGTTAAAATAGAAAGATACCTGAACGATTTCTGCCGGAAGGATGAGACAAAGTCGTTTGATGACCTTATCAAGCTGGAAGATTGGATGTTCGGGCAAATGCAACAAAAACATTCCGAGGGAATGAGATTTCCCACGCCGGAAGCTGCCGAAAGAATCGGAGAAAAAGGCCCCTGGCGCATTGAATTTCGCCCGGTCCGTGGGGAGACGACAATATGGATTCACCAAATTGAAACTCCATGCGGAATCATTTTTTCTGACGGGAGGTATACCTCGGGGCAGAGGCACTGGACAGAAGAAGTTCAAGAGTGGCTTGTCCACTGTGAGCAGCGATGCAAGAATCCAAAATTCAATTTCGTGGGCGACAATGAGCCGCCTAAGCGTAGCTTGTGGCTTCGTCTCGGCGTGATGGTCAGAATTACTGCCGAAGAAGAAGCTGCCATCTTTGGCGAGGATGAAAAACGGTCAGCGACGACACTTGAGAATCTCATCAGGAGTGGAAAGTTCTCCCCACAGGGAGACTGCTACATCCCTGACCCGGTGGTTGAGCAGTTCAATAAGGACCACGGCACAAATTACACCATACGAGACTACGATTTTGAAATGTGAAAGGTACGATACATGAATAATACAGCAAACAAAGGCAACCTCGTTCAGGCACGATATGAGTCTATTTGGGACGATGGCTCCATATGTATTTCTACTTCGTGCATTGTAGACACCTTCAAGCGCGAGGTAATTTACATCGAAATGGATGACTCCGATGCGGACGTTACCATCCTCGACAAGGAACAGGTCATCATCCCTGACCCCAGCGCAAAGAGCGGAACGAGAACGTACCCCGTTTATGTACGAGGGGATGAGCCCATCTCGCCAGAAACGCGCCGTAGCGATTATTTTGTTCGCGACTGACAACTAAATCCGCCGCAAGCCCACTCCGCAAGAGAGGGGGATAGAAGGAGAGTTGCTTAACCTAAACAAAAAAACAGACAAAAGAGAAGCTGGTGTCCGTGCTGGATGCCAGCTTCTTTTCTTCAAGATGAAGTAAAGTCCATTGATTTTGTCCTGTTGTTTTTCGTGGCGATGAATGATATAATACTTGTGTATAAATTATTCTTCAGCCAATTTATAACTATATCAGTTTTTGTATTGCGTCATTATACATGACGTATTCAACCCATATACCGCAACAAAAAGACGCTGCTGCAGTCGGTGTCTTTTTTTGCGTTCACATAGATAAAAAACACAGAAAGGAAGAAAAGAAAATTATGAGCAAGACCACCTTTTCCTATGTTGCCCCTATAAAGAAAGACCTGCATGACACCGAGGTGGACATCTATGCAAACGGCGTTAATGTCGGTTGCATCACTCGCAATCGACCCAGCTACTGCGCCCTTGCTGACACGTTTTCGGTTTGTGGCTTCGGAACTCAGAATGACGATTATTACAGGAGTGGTAATTGCATTCGTCGTAACGTCACCACCATCGTTGGTGCAAAAATGGCGTTCAAGAAATGGTTTGAGTCTCAATGCTGGGAGGACATCAAAGCAGCGGCGCCAAAGGATAATCTGCGACATATCTCTGAACCTGAGGCTCTGACCTCTTACGTCTGCGGGCAAGCTTTCCACATGGTGGACTGGCGCAGGGAAGGGATAGACGTACTAAATCCCATATGTGCAGACCCCAGTGAGCTTGTGCTGCATACGTGCCTTCGTCGTTTTGCCGGCGACTACAAAAATGAAAGAAAGGTATCCCTTCATCATTCGGCATATAGAGGAGAAGATTACCTCGATTATGTTATAGAGGAGGAGAGCCTGAGGTCTGAAATGCTAAAAAAAGGATATCGTGTTGTATACGATAATTTTTGCGATTTCCAAACCTTTAAGGAATATTCGCTCATCATGTTCGCACTCACAAAGAAAACGCCCTCTTACGCCGACTTCGCACGATGGGTGGCAAAAGCATCCTCCATGCTGTCAATGTCCTCGCGTGGTGGTCAGTTTCTTGCTATTGTTCCTGCAGATATAATTGCGGCGGATGCGTCGTTGCGAGTTATCCTAAAGCAGATAAACGCCTCTGTTTCATATGTGAGCAGCAAAAGGGAACAGTACGATAAGGCGGTGGGCAGGCGTCCCGCGTGGGCAATAATATATGCAGACATAGAAGCCCAGAAAAGGCTCTCAAGTCCATTGCTAACGCTGAATAAGGTCATCCACGAAAAGGACGGCAGCGAGGACGGAGGGATTCTGCACGGGAAGGATAATAATCTGCTCAGGAACAGCATCGCGGATTTCCGTCGTGCGGTGAGCATATGCGACCTGTTTATCGACGCATATGAGGAAGTAAAGCCTTTCCTTCGGGGCCAGATTGAACTGACCACAAATGACCATGCCTGTTGGAGGGACTCAGTCATCTGGGCCGATTGTCTGCGCAAGATTCGTGACCAGCATTGGAATGAGCTTTTGCATGAAATTGCGAACACCTCTCTCATGCCGGAATACATCCAAAAGGAGTACATGGGGATATTAAAAGCCTTATCCGAAAAAGACCTTAACGAATTCACGGTGCGGTGTTTTATAGAAGATATCCGAAAAAAGCTGGAGGAAAAGACGGGAGATTCGCTGCTTGCACTATTCGATGAATTTGCCAGCATATCCTTCGAATATCTTCCCGTTCCGAAATGGGTGGATGTAGGAAAGTACAAAGACCGGGAAAATATCAGACGCAAACTGAAGTTTCCCAATCTAACAGTTCATTTCCAAACCTTCTCCTGGGACAGGTTTAGCGAATATAACGCAGCGTCTTGTATTAGGAACATCGAGCGCAATCTTCACTTGCTCGATGACAGCGATATCCATATCAGAAACCCAATGGACGTGTTCCTTGCCTGTAATTGGAGTCTCCGAAAAGCGGAATTTACATACTTCACGGCGGCATTTTTCAAGAATGGAAGCGTGAAGCTGAGGTCCAAGGAGTCTACCAAGATTCTCATTGACCGGCTGAATATCTTCGTGGGTATGCAGCGCGGCTGGCTTCCTGCCGATTACGGTACAAAGCCATATGAGGAAATGGATGCCTGCAAACAGAGCCTCATCGACAGCTTTCAGCCCCGCGAGGAATACGATGAAGTTGTCGCAAATCCTGATAAATATATCGTTAAGAACTTCAATGTGGATAAGCTTTTCGGCTTTTCCTCAGCTTTTTAAAAATCATATAAAAAAGGAGGAGGGAAGGAAGCCCAGTCGTATACTGGGCTTCCAACCAAAGACTATGTGCAAAGAAAGGAACAGCAGCACCATGCTCAAGTGGGATGAGGTAAAGGATTGCAACGGCACTAACCTTCACCTGTTCGATGCCGTACAGGTCATCACCTCTGACAACAGACGCAAGAACCAGACAGGCAGAATCCTTTCCCTCCTAAAAACCAAGCCGCACCTCCACATGGTAGAAGTACTGTTTGAAGATGGGGAGCGTGTAAACTTCCTCACGTCTTCTCTTCGCTTTGGTGAAAGTTTGGAGGACGAGAAGGGAAAGGCGCTGTCGAAAATTGACTATCCGAAGCTCATGGGAGCGGAAATCACCGACTCTGATTTCTGCGTTGTTCGCTATAACAACGACGCCTTCCAGTTCGATGCCGAAAAGCAGTCGTGGAACGTCATGTTGGAAGACCTTTCCGATGTAGACCGGCTGTTCGGGACCTTCTTCGAAACGGAGCAGAACGATTCCTACTGTAACATCTATGCGGATGTAAACAAGCACTGCACCCAACTCACGAAGCCGTACCTCACGGTATCCTTATGGTTCGGCGACTACTGTGTAGAAGGAGAAAAATATGAGAATATCGAACATTATATGGGACGTCGACATGGACGATGTTTATGAAAACCTGGATGAAATGACTGCCGAAAAAGCAGCGGAAGCTCTCGGCATATCCCAAAAACGGTATGCGAACATGAGCACCGCTGAACGACATGACTATGCATATGAGGTTTTTCATGGGCATGACGCTGCAATCGGAGAGTTTATGGGTCTTCCTACAGAGATGGATGTGCCAGATGACATAGGCATTGATGAGGACTCGGTCGGAGATTATCTGTCGGATAAATACGGATACTGCCACAGAGGATTCGTTGTTGATTCAAACAAGCAGGACAATGACTCTGCGACATATGAGGAACTGGCTACGGCTTACAGAAAATCCGGTCACGCCGTGTTCGTTATGGCGCTTAATACGCTTATCTCTCTGGGGCGTGACACTGTCACGAATATGAAGCACCCTGCAGCTATCTCCGCGACCATCCAAGGAAATATCTTTTCCGAAGATTTCAAGGTGGAAGTGGCCCGCCTCGTCCTGAGGATGGCAAGCGCCGATGTCGACGTCTTATTGGCCGTCATTCAGCGCGTGGTCACCTTTTTTAATGACCTCCATGGTCGGCGTATTCCGTTTCTGTGTCCTAATGGAGATGAAGATGGGGTTTGCCCTGTGTGCGGTTCCACTTTAATCGAGTATTTGGGCGACCGTGACCTTGATGACGTAGGCACGACGGTAAGTTGGGCGTGCCCTGATTGTAAGGCCATAGGCAGGTCATTGTATGTTTGTTTATATAAACTCGTTATTTCTATTGACTTTATATAAACTCAATGCTATAATATAGACATAACAAGAGAGGAGATAAAGAAAATGATAAAGGTAGTAAACAAAAATGGTTGTGAAATTGATTTTGAAGCAGCAACGCAGCACATGGACGCAAGAATAGGTGATAAGGTAAGCGTAGAAAATCCTTTTGCTACATTCCAGCAGTATTTCACGGCATACGAAGAAGCTCACGAAAAGGCGACCGGCGAAGAGTGGTTTTTATCCAGCAGCAACCCCGTTTGGTAACGCAGAGTGACGCCCGCAAGGGCGGTAATGCGGCAGGCCGGTCACAAGCCCGGCGGCAAAAGGAGGATATAAAAATGGCAAAGGCAACGGCAGAATGCACCTGCAAAACCTGCAAGAAAATCTACACAGCAACAAAAATTTGTCGAAATCGTGCGGATGCTGACAACTGGGAACAGTGGGCGACCGAGCATTATGGCGAATGCCCCGAATGCTACAAAGCCCGCAAACAAGCAGAGCAGGAGGAGGCCAACGAGCAGGCGGCGCAGGAGAGCCGAGAAAAACAGTGGCCCGAACTGAGCGGATCGCCGAAACAAGTGACGTGGGCAACTACAATCCGCAAAGCAAAAATAGATGAATTGATGGCCCGCGAACCCACCGGCACGGGGCTGCGCTACATAACATGGATTATACAAGCTCATACCGACGCAAAATATTGGATAGATAATCGGGAGTGGTCGTTGTGTGGCCAGTGGGGGATCAAACTGTACAACGAGTGGAGCGCCATAGATAACATTGAGTAAGGCACAAATAACCATAAGACACCCCGCCCCAGAGGCTACGAGGGCAGAAAGGACAAAAACCATGAAAAAAATACTTAATAACAGAGTGTACAACACCGACACCGCTACCCTTATAGGCAGCAAAAACAACGGCAACCTCGGCTCGGATTTTAACTATCGCTGCGATAGCCTCTACCGCAAACGCACGGGCGAGTATTTTTTACACGGTGAGGGCGGCGCGAGGACACAGTATGCTGAGTGGCATAACGGCCTGCTATGCGGGGGTGAGCGCATAATACCGTTGACATTTGATGCGGCCCGTCTGTGGGCCGAGGAAAACCTCGACGCAGACATCTATGAGGCCGAGTTTGGCGAGGTTGTCGAGGACGACAGCCGGATATGCGTGTCGCTCAGCCTGTCAGCGGCAGGGGTAGAGCGGGCACGGAGGGAGGCTTCGGCCCGCAGCGTGTCGCTGTCTGCCCTGGTTGACGAGTATTTTGCCACATTGTAAGCAGGACATCCGACGCATCTATTTAACCAATTAAGAGACCGGCCTCCGGTCTCTTTTGTCAGTTATAATCGGTATAACCCCCTATGATAATCTGGTAGAACATTCCGCAGCCTTCTGCCCGCTATGCAACGTCCTCTTGAAAAACACCTTTTCCTCTATAACGGAAACAGCATAATGTACCACCATACCGAAACCGAACATCAAAATTATCGTGTTCATTGTAAATGTTATGGTGTGCGTGAGGTACAGGACATAGAAAACACCGTAATATCCAAGGTTGATAATCAGGGAGTTTACCGCATTGTAACCGGTCTTGCCGAGACCTACAAAGATATTGTCGATGATGACACACCCGGCGTATGCGATATAAAACGGAACGAGCCTTATGACGATAGCGAAAATCTCGCCAGCATTTTCAAGTCCCTGTGCAACGCGAAAGAACGGCGTCCATGTGGGAACCGTGACCGCCCAAAGAACCACGCTTGCGGCGGCGATAAAGTAATAATTGAACTGCTTAAGTTCCTGGTATCCGTCTTTGCAGTCCGAGCGGATGACCTCGGCAAGGGCGGTGAGCGGAATGAGCAGCCACCCCCAGATAAAATTATTCGCATTCCAATAGTTACCCTGTTCGGCGACCATATTCACCATTTTGCAAACCATAACGGCATAGATAAAGTTGTCGACAAACTGCTGGAATCCGGAAAACACACCAGTTCTGAGCCAATCGCGGAACATTATTCTATCAGACCTTCCGAACCGACAAAAGCGGATGTATCCCTGCTTATACAGCAGCAGAATACACGCGGAGGAGAGCAATATGTTTGTAACAATGTTTGATATCGCTATTCCGTAAACTCCAAGAACAGGCATCAGCAGAAGGTCTGCGAGCAACGAAAGCACCATGCGGACGGCAAGAAAAATATACATATTTTTGTCCTTGCCGATTACGACGAAAACTGCATTCGCAAAGCTGGTGACAATTCCCGGCATGAACGCAATCGTTTCAAGACGGAGATATGTAGATGTGACCGCTATGTCTATTTCTCCCGGACTCATCGCACCGATAAGCACATTACCGTAAAGAAGGACGCCGACAGAAAAAAGCGTGTACAGCAGAAGTGTGCAAAGCCCTGTCTTGAATGCTGCTCCTGCAAATTCGTCGCGGTGGTTCTTGAAAATACGATTCAGCACCGAGTACAGCGGAATTATCAAAAATGCTTGAAGAGTTTCGTCTATCAGGTCGAACCATTCCATGTGTCCGATGATATCAAACGCACCGCTCTGCACAGTTTCGGATATCAGTAAGGTTTTGATAGTTTGGTATACCGCAGGGATGAGCGCAAGCGCGCAAAGAGATAACCACAGTCGCCAATGAAAGTTTTTCAGTCCCCATATCCTTTTTCTCATTTAAAGTTGGGCAAGGATACATCCAGCCTCTATAGGTGTGTGAGAAATTGCCCATCCTCCTTTCTTTGCTGATGCGTTGCCTTTTTTACGCTTTGCCTCCATCTCAAGCCGTGGGGAGTGTCAAGATTCAGACATTTCCCTTATTTTCGCAATAAGCTGTTGCGAATTGGTAGCGACAGAGTGCTTGCTCAAGTAGTGTACCGGAATATTATAGCTGCGAGCCGTATCGAGCGCTCGCCAGAACGCTTTGTGCGAGATAAAGGCGGGCTGGAACCATACGGCCTTTGCGTTTCTAAACAAGCGAATATCGTGCGTCACACTTGTGGATAAGAACCGGATGGTAGGGAAGCGTTCCTGCATTTCGTTCCTCCATCCATCATATCCTCCTATACAAATAATTCCATCGGGAACGTTAAGGTATGGGTATACTGTTTTGTTATCCTTTTCCTCATTGACCGGCTCTGCTTCCGCTGTAGTCCCCCTGTTCATTTCATATACATATGTACGGAGCTCTGCCAGTTCCGCACGGTCGTTTATATAGGAGTCTATATTATCCTTCTGCCTCGCAATCTGTTTATCCGCCGCGTCCAAAGAATCGAGCAGCGCATCGCGCTGTTCTTCCAGCCGGCTTATTGCTGACCGCGCTTGTGCCAACTGCCTTTCCAACTCTTCCTTTTCGGGAAGTTGATTTTCTGCTGTTTGTATTTCTTTGGCGGCTGCCCGGAGTGACTTCTCTGCAGCTTGCTTTGCCAGGCTCAGTGCTTTATCTGTCGCTTTCCTCTGTTCATTAAAAGCCTTAGAAAGTCCCTGGAAAAGAAGAAGGAATGTGAGCGTTTCGCGCTGATTCATTTCACACGAAACATCGCTTGACGACAAATCGGAAAGGAGCATGGCGTCGCGGATGGTTTCCTTGCTGATTTCGCTTTGCTCAAGGATGGAATGTATGCCAATGGGGAAATTGGTAGCAGCAGCGACAGAAGACAAAAAAACCATCAATTTGCTGGACAAAAGCGCGTTTTCTCCGAAGAGCTCGTTTACTGGTGTCAATGCTTGTTTCCGCTGTTTTTTTGCCTGCTCCATTGCCTGGCGCACATCTTTTGAGTACTGTCCTCCGATTTGAGATATATCAGTTTTAAGCACTTCATGACCAGGACCTTCAATCCATATGCTTAAGTACTTGCCAATACGGTACTGGAAGAACACGTCGGCATCAGTAAACCTGGGTGAAATGAGCTTTGATGTAAACACTATTATAAGCAAGAGTACGAACTTTTCAGAAGACATTACGTCAACCTCCGCACAAGCCTCTGCGAAATTCTGAAGATTAAGTATGTCGCATGCCACTGCGAAGACCACGGGAACCGGGGCGCCGCTGATAGAGTACTTTTTACACAGTCCGCATATTGATGGAAAAGCAGCGCTGATGATTTCAAGCGTCTTTGAAAATCCAGACAGAGCCTTCTCGGTATACTCTTGTGGCGACATGCGGCAAGCATCGTCAGCTGCACTCTCGTTTGGGAATTCGCTCTTGATTTTTTCGAACTCAGCGCTTTCATGCCGATATATGGCCACGGCCTTAAGGATATCTTCATCCTCGTCCGGCAGCCCGCGACTGTACCCTCTGTGTTCCGGAGGAGCATCCACGAGCTCCAGCGGCGCGGATAGTGCATCCCAAGTGCTTTTTATTCGGCGCCTTGCCTTATTATTGGCTCTTACACAATAGGCGAACACATAGTACTCCAGAGGGACGCTACTGCTGAGCGCTTCCTTCATTTCTTTCCATTCAACCATGTGCTTTTTCGATTCAATGGAGGTAGGGACGCAGTTGTCGGAAAATGCGGACTTCCCGTCCATTCCGACAACGTCCTTAAATACCGTAAAGGCATCAGGCGACATCACCGACGTATTTTTGTCTATATAAAGCTCGGGTCCATTTTTATTCAACTACTTTCCCTCCTTTGATTCGGGCGGGCCCTTTATACGAATATATAACATCTCCCGTATCATCATCAGTGAACTCAATTCGCACCTCGTATCCGAATATATCTGCAACGTGAAGCAGCACGCTTATTTTGGGATGGTTCAGGGCATTATCCAGAACATCACCAGGAATCTCACCCCGCCCTCCTTCTGCATAATAGAGTACAAATACGAATGTGCAATTCAATACTTGCATCATTCCAACAACTGTTTCCAGCTTTAGATTTCCACCGTCCGATAACATGCGATGCAGATATTGCCGCGTCAAGTTCATCATGCTGCTTAGTTTGGGAATGGAGATACCTCTCCTTAGCATGGCAAGCCTGATTCCGCGTTCAATAGCTGCCAAACAATCTGGATTTTCCCTACGCAAAGCGAATCCTCCCTCCTGCGCAGTTATGATTTTTTTCGGGCCTGATATCTCTCTACGGCTATAGTCGGGGAAACTTTGGCTCAACGGCCGTTGCGCTGTCTGCGGTTTGCGCAGTCTCCACGAGCATAATGTTAAGAGGCATTCTGCCCAGCTATCATTTATCAAGTTCATTATATACTCTGCATCTTTGGTATGTCAACCAAAACACGCGACATAATATAAATAGAATTATATAATTACTCTGGAGACTGTTGAATTGCCGCAGTACATACGGTATAATATCAGTAACGTCTCTTACGTTGAATACGTTGCGGAGTGTTCTAAAGGTGGCGCCACCAAATCGGAGGTTTTTCATGAAACAATATCTTATCAAAACTACCCTGTTCCTCTCTGTTTCTCTTCTTGTTTTTGCTTCTGCCTGCAGGCAGGACGGAGGCGTTGTCCCAAACTCGTGGGCACACGGGCAAAGCATATACTCCAATGGAAAGGAGGACGACAGTGGGGGAGAGGCAGAAAAAATAACCTATGGCGATACCGTTACCTTTGACAACCTCGAATTCACATTTAACGAAAAGCTTTCGTGGACATATTGCCCTGCCCAGTACAGCGCGGCCGAGGGGGAAACAGTTATTTGTTTCCCCGTAACAGTGAGGAATGTCGGAGCATCACCGCGCAGCATTAACATGTTCCTTCTCAAGTTCTATGCACCAGATGGAGCCGTTGCCGAGGACGTCAGTCCGTATTTTACTGCAGATGATATTTTATACATGGGAGACATCCCTGCAGGAGGACAGATAGAGGGATATATGCATGTGCTGTACGCCGGGGACGGCGACTATGTCGCAGCAATAGAAAAGTGGGAACTGCCTTTAAGAATCACATTAAATGTGAAAAAGCCCAAAGATATAGAGGCGAGAATAGAGGAACATGACACCGAACCTGCTCCTCCCGCATCCGATTCCGATGGCACAGTGGTAATAGTGGAAGATGCTTCGGGAGGTATGCTTACACCTGGCGAACTACCCGGCAATTCATAGTCAAGAACCTGCCATTTAAACTCCGAGAGGATAATGGGCAGCGTCGCGCATACAAACCCCGGGATAACATTGGGGACGGATACCTGACAGCCGAAAGGCTGGGCGGCTTATCATTAGCCGCACAAAAAAGCAAAAGGACCTGACAAACAAATCAACGAAGAAAGGAGGAATTGCCTAACTATGGATGTACTGTTAAGCGTCCGTCCAGAATGGTTGCAAAAAATCCTGGCAGGACAGAAGACCGTAGAGCTTCGTCTGTCCAGACCGGACCTCATGCCGCCGTTCAAGGTTTTTCTCTACTGCTCCGGGAAGGGAACAAAGAATCCTCACAAAACCCTTGAGATTCACAGCAGTGGCAAAATCTACAGGGCGAACGGTTTGGTGGCCGGAGAATTCACCTGTACAGCTATCGACCGCGTGGTGAGAGTCGGCAACATGGAAAACAACATACCGCTCCAATATTGTGTTGAGGACCATCACGGCGGCTACACTGCAGCGGAGATTCTGTTTGACGATGCTTGCCTCACGACAGAACAGGCCGAGAGCTATCTCTGTGGGAGAGACGGCTACGGTTGGCATATTTCTGATATAAAGACATACGACCTACCCAAAACTGTGGCAGCATTTGGAGTGCTTAAGGCGCCGCAAAGCTGGTGCTACGCCTACAATTTTTTTGAGTGAGACGACCTTCAAGAAAGTGATATCCGTACCTACCTATAGGGGTGGGGGCGGATGTCACCTATTTTCCGAATTGTGCCATTCATTCAAAACAGCTTCTACCTGTGCGATTAGCTGTTCCTTATTTGGAATATAAGAAACATAGCGAGAAGCAAAGATATTGTTGGATAGACCACCGAGAGCATATTCAGCAGCTATACTGTCTTTATCCGTACAAAGGATAATACCGATTGGTGGATTATCATGTTCGTCATTCACTTCTGCGGCGTAGTAGTTCAGATACATATTGAGCTGTCCGGCAGCTTCCGGCGTGAGTTTGGTTGTTTTTAATTCAATCAGCACATACGCCCGGAGAATTTTGTTGTAGAAAACCACATCCACATAGTAGTGGGTATTGTTCAATGTGATGCGCTGTTGCGTTCCTACGAACATAAAACCGCGCCCTAATTCCAACAGGAATTTTTCTATTTGTGCGACCAGTGCTTTTTCAAGGTCACTTTCAAGCATGGGTTTATTTTCCGGCACGCCCAGAAATTCAAATACATAGGGGTCTTTGATAATATCTAAAGGAGTAGACATTTCAATTCCCTTTTCTGCGAGAGCAAGAACGGTTTCTTTATTCGTTTTTCCCTCTGACAGTAACAAACGTTCATAGAGAGAAGTGGAAATTTGCCGTTTTAATTCGCGTATCGACCAACCGGAGTTGATAGTTTCCTTTTCATAGAAGCTGCGTTTATCCGGGTCTGAAATCGTCAACAGCTCACAGTAATGCGACCATGACAATTTAACAGACACTGTCTGTTGAATTTGATAGCTCTGATAGAAGCGCCGCATAAATTGGAGATTAGAAACAGAAAAACCTTTTCCAAATTCTTTTGTCAGCTCCTTAGAAAGCTCCTTTAGAGTCTGCTTTCCATAATCTGCCCGGTCTTTATTTTCCTGTTCATGCTCAACAATAATCTTTCCTACATTCCAGTAGGTAGATAACAATTCAGTATTTACTTGTACTGCCACGCGCTGACGTGCATTTAATAGCAATTCTCTGATTTCATTCATCATAGAATTAGTATGTGTCAAATCACTCAATTTTAACGCCCCTTTCAAGGTAGAGTACAATCAGTATAACACATATTTACTCCCGCGTCGTTTCTCTTTTCTACCTTCTCTCCCTCTTGAATAGTGTTGTTGCAAATAGTATAATAATAACGTATTTAACATAAAAGACGTTACGAGCGAGAGAGGGGCGTGCGACCGGATTGTTGCTGCCGCAAACGGCAGCGGGTTTTCCCATAGCTAATGCAAAATGAAGGGAACGACTTCCCGCCGTCTGTCATGGAAGCAAGGATGTAAGGGTGTGTATACAACTACAATTATCAAAAAGTTAGTTGGCCGCGCCTGCAGTTGTGAGTCTGCTTGCCGCAGGAGCCAATAGGATAAAGCCATCTATAATGGCAATAAAGAGGCTGTACGGGCTTTGTAAGTATAAAGGCGCAAATATAAGGAGATAACGTGTAACGTGGGCTCTATAAGATTATCGGAAAAACAGCGGCTGAAATATTGCTATTCGGGGGTATATGCGATTATCGAGAAGTATCAGAATAAATACCCGGATGCAATTGTCCAGGAGAGGAGCGGCTGGAAAGTTACCGGCCGCCGCAGGCGAAATCAAAACCCATTATACGATGTTTGGCCATTGCACCTTACGTTGTGCAGTACTCGACAGGGAATGATGCTCTGGATAATCAAGGAGCTGTACGAAAAACTTACTGTTACCACCTGTTACCTGCATCCGATATCCGGGTTACTGAAAACTCGTCGGGAATATAAATTTTCTACGCAGGGCGATTGCTGCACCTTTCTGAAGGATACGTTGTGGCTCAATCCTGAGAACACCGATGTGACTCTTTATAGATTTATTATCAACGGTATGCTTGACCTTGCCAATCGGCGGAATGTTTGTGAAGTGGAGGGCGGAAAAATCATCACATCTCCGGCATGCCTGGCACGTTTTGAGAACGGAAGCTGCACGGAAGCTGCTCGAATTATGGCGAGTCTTTCATTGCAGCCGGGAAGGGGAGAAGATGAGTACGCCATATTGGCGCAGGTGACAACAGATAAAACTCAATTCCATCCCGGAACAGCGAAGACATTCTTCCCGGGATACCAAGAGGAACCCGAAAAGGAATTATTGTTGCTTATGGAGAACGTGTATGGCAATTTGAAAACGCAGGCTCTACGGAAAATTTCAGGAAAGTGACACTTCCCACAGCTAAAGCAAGAGACTTTACCCCACAATTTGGCAAGCCGGAGCCTCTGGTAATTCGATTGCCGAGTAGTTAACCCGTTCTTCCGTGTTGTAAGAGGGATTGCGCAAACATTGTCTTCGTGCTATAATTATCATATTAAATAATGTGCTTCAGCCATCTATTCTTTTTTGAATCTATTACAGGATTATTATATCCTCCGCTCCTGGAGGAACAATCATAAGTCAACAACGAGAGACATTCTTCGGCTTTTTGTGAAGATGTCTTTTTTGTTTATTCTTATAGATATGTACCACACAAAAGAAAAGCGAAAGGAGATGAGCGAGTACCTTCAAGACACTCAATAGCGCTATGAGGACGGCTTTTGCCATCTGTCGTAGAGGAAGAAAGAGCAAGCACATATCGCAAAGACAAAAAAATAAAAAGGAGAAAAAGCTATGAACATCTGTACGTTTACCGGACGACTTACAAAAGACCCCGAGCTCAAGTCAACGCCTTCCGGCGTATCGTATGTTCGATTCACTTTGGCGGTCGAGCGTGGGTACGGGAAGGATAATACCGATTTCCTGAGATTCGTCATTTGGGGCGAACCCGCAAAAAGGGCTGTAGATTGGCTTTCTAAGGGAGACCTAATAGGAGTGAAAAACTCCAGGGCTCAGGTTTCCGAGTTCAGGGACCAGAAGACTGGCAACACAGTTCGGGTCACGGAATTTCACACCAACGAATTTTTAGAATTCCTGAACATCAAAAAAAAGAAAGAAAAGACGACGGCTGCGGCATGTGACCAGGAACCTGATACCACACAGGCGCCTACGGCTACCCCTCAGTCCGCTGTGGAAAGCCAGAATAACAACATGGTGCATGAAGATATTTCGGACACACCGCAGAACTGCGATGACTACGAAGATTTTCTCGTAGACTGCTACGGGGGTGAATTCCCCTTTGCATAGCCTTCCCGATACGGGGTCCGATAACATCAGCCGCATCAAAAATCAAAAGAACCGGATAAACAAATCAACAAAGAAAGGAGACTGGCAAGTCCTCACCCACCTATAGGGGCTGGGTGTATCCTTGCCCAACTTTAGATGAACAGAGACAACAGAAAAGAAAAAAAGAAGGAGAGAGAAGAGCGCGAATACAACCTCAAGCTCAAACAGCTGCAGACGCTGTATAACAATTGGCTCGACACCTATGTGTATGGACCCAGCGACGGATTCAATGCTGATGAAAAATTGAATTGGCTGAGAAAGCAAATAATAGAGACAAAGAGCCGGTTAACTGAGCTGTATACGAAACGAAAGGAGCAAGTGAGTTTCCTTCCTGAAGGACAGGAAATCAAACCCCCGGAGGTCATGTGCCGGGCAATCCCGCCCGAAATTGAACCTGGATTCCAGGCATACGCTGAACGGATGCGATATATCGCACAGGAAATGCTGACAGCCTTCGAGCAGAGTTCCGCTTATCGTACATTCCTCACGGAGTTGATGAACCTGCCTTTAGTAGAACGGCTACAGTTAGATGCAGATATATGCGACATTATCAGCGTTATCAAGCGAGCTATAGAAGAAAAAGACTGGATTGTGATAGGCGGCATAGTACTTGACGCAGCGGGTAAGACGTTCCAGGAATTTGCTGATTTTCTGGGAGAGAAATCCGTTGCGCGGCTCCATGCCGCAGCTGAACACTTCATAACTAACACATAAACAAAAAAAGGAGGGCAAAAAATGTTTAAAATCATACGAGAAGACGACGTAGTGTATTTCTGTAACGCAGTGGGGGAGGTGTTCTGCTGGGATTTCCATACAAAAGACGGGAAGCCGGACTTGAGCTTGGAGAACCCTTACTCATCGGCAGGGCTGGTCACCGTGGATATCGACAGTGAACGAATACCGGAAGCTTTGCGCAGGGCATATGAAGCCGCGTGGTCTGCAGGCTATGGATTTCCCTGCTACATTGCTCTGGTCGATGGTGTGCCGTGCCTGTTGCTTATAGCAGAGTTCGGCGACCTGCCTGACGACGGAAAAAGAAGCACCGAGCTAAGGGAAGAGAGCGTAGCTTTTGCGAGGCGTTTGGAACAAGACTTGCGCGATAGCAAAGAAGTAGTGCGTACGGTCGATGTGTTATTCCCTGAGGACGTACGCTCTCCCTTTTGTCAGTGGGAAGTGATAATTGCTGTCCCTGTTGAAGCTGGTAAGGTCACGGTAAAAGAGATGTGTGCTATAAGCAAAGTAGCATTGCACTGCCTCGATGGGTGCGATACACCCAATGCCAACGTAAAACCTGCCGGGTGCTGTCCGACATGTGATAAGGAGGTTCCCGATATAGTGAAAAGAACAATTTGGATAAAACCATCCTCCTTTTCCCCGGAGTTTGAGATGATTATTCCCATACCGACAGACCGAGACGATGAGGAATACATCGACGAACTTTTAGATGGGATTCTGAGTGCCGAGTTCCGCTACAATGCTGAGTGGAATTTTGTCGATGGGCTGTCCTGATGATGGGAGATAAGCCTAATAAGGAGCGAGTTTTATAAAATCGTAAGCGGGAAAACTCGGCAATTTATTGCCGAGTAGTTCCCTAAGCATAAAGCAACAACCGATTAAGAAATTCTAACAGGAGGATTGAAAAATGAAACGAACCGGGATAGATAAAATATGTACGTACTTGGAAGAAAAGAAGCTTTCCGTTGAAGAAGTCATCCGAATCGCTTTTTACGCAGGCAACCTTGAAGGAAATAAAGAAATCATCGTAGCCGATGAGGAGGCCGAAATGAGTTTAGTCGCAGACGTAAGCGAGGATGTTATACGTGCGTCGCATAATCAACATAACCTTTTCGATTGGTGGGATGTAGTGGAAAAGTCCATATTTCGTCACGCATCAATTGTACGCGATACGCAGACAGAGATTGCTGAAAGAGAGCGCTGTGCTCAGTCAAGCGAGCTTGATGAACTACATGCGGGAAGCTCTCTGAAAGTCGAGCATTGGGTATACTGTGGCGGAGATACAAACACGCCGGCATGCATGGGGTTGACTTTGGAAGAACTAAAAACCCTGAGACGGCGCAGTGCTGCTGCAGAGGACAGGGTTTTCAAGCGGATAAAGGCATTGGCATACTGTTGGGAGTCACAGGCGAGGGAAACCATGTATTATGATATGGCGATAGAAAATGGCGTCGTTATTGATATCAAAAATCAGTCGTTGCCGAGCAACGCCCAGGCGCCGGAGCCTTCCCATACAGGGCAGGAGGTGTGAGCGATGTTATTGTCTTCTAATCTGAGGAAGCGCCTTTCCGTTCAGGCCAAACGGCACGGGATGGAAATTTCAGTAAAATTGAAAGATATATCTGTCAACGGACAGAAACGCGGATGCTCCGGTTTCGTGACCTGCGGCGAGAGCTGCGTCTATGTAAGCACAGAGCATTCCTGCCTTGGACCGATTTCCGACAAATCCATGTGCCGCTATGCTAATAACACAAAAGATTTCTCCAGCAATAGGCTGAAGAACGGTTCCAACCAGTTTGTATCCGATGACACTCTGGCTGTGAAAGTTATTTCTATGCTGAAAAGCGGCAAAGCAATCCCATATTCGCGAACTTTGGCCCAGTGAATACTAAATCCACAAGGAAATGAGAATTATTTCGGAAAGGAACGAACTATGTTTGAAAATTATCGTTGCATCAATGGTAAGAAAACGGAATTGACTGACGAACAGATGCGGCAGTTGGGTATTACACCTGTTGAGAGCGAAATAGCGAGAATGTCCCGTATTTCTAAGGCAGGAGAAGCAAAAGATTATTACAATGTACACGACACTATTGTAGTGGATGGCATTACATTTGAGATTGTGGGCATAGGTCACGATATAGACGTCTATACTGAGCGCCGTAACACTATAACGCTTAGACAGGTAGACCATCTAAAAAAGAGGTGTATAAATTCCGGTTCTTATCCCATTGATGGTTACACAGCATCAGAATTAGACCAATCTCTTATAGAGTCTCCCCAAAGTTGGATTCCTGAATCAATATTGCCTTATGTGCGCAAAGTGGCGAAAGCATATGTAACGTATGCTGGTAGTATTAAGGTTATGTATCGCAAGCTGTGGGTGTTTTCCGAAAGCGAAATGTTTGGCAGTGCCATTTATTCGCCTGATGAAGATGGTAAGCGGTATGAGGCATTTGCAACACGCAAGGACAGAGTTGCATATGATAAAAATGGTTCCGCTTGTCGTGTTTGGCTACGCTCCGCGAGTGTCGACAGCTCCATCTCCTTCTGTATGGTCAACGCGTCTGGGAGCGCGAGCATTGACATTGCCTATGCCTCGCGTGGCGTGGCGCTGGGCTTCTGTATTTAATCGCTAATCCCCCGCCCCTTGTGGGCGGGGTAAATTAAAAAGAGGTACCACCATTGCTCAGACCTATATATTTTTTGGATGCCAACAACAGCACAGATTGTCAACAGATGGTATAAGGAGCACGGCCTCAACAGGGCATTATTTTATGAAGAATGGTTAGATTATGAGGCGAAAAAGCCTAATTGCGACTTGATTGACACACGTATATATACGTGTTATAATGTAATCGAATAGTGAGGTAAGCACATGAAGCGAAGCGAATTACTAAGGCTATTCAACAAAAATAACATCATACTTTTGGAACATGGTAAACGGCACGATATCTATTATAGCCCGATAACAGGGAAGAAAATCCCCGTTCCGCGACACGCAAAAGAGATTGCGGAAGGAACGCTGAAGAGTATCAAGAAGGACGCAGGACTTGAATAAAGCCCATACATTAACTCATATAATAATTCAGTATACGGAGGTTTTAAAAGTGGCAAAATATATCTATCCAGCGATTTTCGCAAAAGAAGGCGCGTTCTATAACGTCCGTTTTCCGGATTTGGAAAGGTGCTACACGCAAGGGGAAAGCTTGCAAGATGCATACGAAATGGCTTCCGATGTTTTGTGCTTGACGCTGTATCGCCTCGAAGAGGAAGGGGCAAGCATTCCCCCCGCTTCGGAACTGTCTGCATTCAGAACGGGTAAGGACGAGTTCGTTTCACTTGTCGCTTGCGACACGATGGAGTATAGGCAATACTACGACAACAGGGCGGTAAAGAAAACCCTTACAATCCCAGCCTGGTTGAATACCATGTCGGAGCGCGAAGGACTCAATTTTTCTGCCATTCTGCAAGCGGCGTTAAAGAATGCTTTGAATATTATAGAGCGATAACAAAGGAAAAAGAGGGGTGAGGGCGACATTTCTGTCGCCCTTTGCTATTTTTGAAGGGAGAGATAAGCTAACGTCCTGGTGCTGACCAATGGTTCCATCGGCTCGCATTTCACGGATTTCGCAGCTGGACTGTTGCGCCATCTTTTCCCAAAAGGGCGCGGGGCAGAAAGATATTGCATCAGCGGCACTTCTCGCGTATAATATCAATATATAAAGATGTTTTTTCAGCCGCTTTCAATCTTCTGCTTTCCATGCTCCATACCGGAGTTTTCCCTTTTCCGACACAGTTCGGAGTAACAAAACAATAATGGCAAAAATTAGACACGCCGAATGGGGTGCCTTTTTTGTCTTTATATAAATAAAACAAACAAAAAAGAAAGGAGCTTTTTATGGATGAGAAAAACTGTGTAAGGCTTTATATTTGTTCCCCATTAAGAGCAGAAACAAAAAACCAAGTGGCGAAAAACAGGAGGTTAGCGCTCGAATATGAACTGGCGGTTCGAAAGTGCATCCAGAATCATTTGCAGCGAGAAGAGACGGAGTCCGCTATCGTACGCACATATGCTCCACACGGACATATGAGCGTGCTTCTGGACGACGTTTTTCCTGACGAGCGTGAAATCGCCCTAAATACCGGCAAACAAATTCTAAATTTGTGTGATGGTATCGTAGTTTGCGGCGGCAGAATGTCGTCCGGGATGAAAGAAGAGGTAGTGTACGCAGCAAAGAAAGGGCTTCCCATATACATGTATAGTGTCGGAGTTACTGGTGTCCAGGCAATGGCTGTGGTAAGCGAGATTAAGGAGTGTCTTTACGCCGCACGCACTGTAGACGGAAACGGAAGCGTTACTTCTCCCTTGGTAGAAATGTTTTCTCTTACAAAGGATGCGCTGCTGCAGATACCTATAACTAATAAAAAGGAGGACTAAAAAATGAAAAAAAGATGGACAATCAAAGAATTGGCAGCCGTCAATGATGCGCAGTTCACTATGGAAATCCTCAGGGAGCGCCGCAGCGAGCTGAGCAATCTCTATTCCCCTCTCGCACAGCGCCTTGCCAGCGTTATAAATACGCTGGAGGAGATGGCTGCAGCCGGTGGGCTGACGGAAGAAGAAAGGAGCAAAAACAATGACCACTGAGATGCGACTCTACCGCGTAACGGTTATCGGCAGCAATGCCGAGAGGCAGCACGGGAAAGTGGTGAATGAGGTCACGGTCAAGGTCGGAACCAAGTGGCTGACGGACGATAGAGGCTGCCGCTACTACAGGGCTCCGTCTGAGGACGCAAACCGAAACCCCTACTTTCAGCTCAACACCATGTACTGCAGGGACTACCGGCTGTATCAGACAGAGCAGGCTGCCAAGGACTATCTTCGGCAAGCGGAACTACGCAAGACACTTCGCAGAGCGATGAGCAACTTTGACTTCAACGTTCCCCTGCCCGTGTTGGAGAAGGTCATGGATACGCTGAAGGAAAGCGGGTGTCTCGAATGAGCACGAAAATCTTTGACGCTTGGCGCATCAACTCTACCGACATAGGGGAGTTGGTTAAGCTTGGCAACGAGATTCGTGAGGTTCAGAAAAAGTCCTTCGTGGATGCTGTCTACAACTCACTCGATTTCTGCCAGCTCGCCATTATCTTCGCCAAGAAGTCCGTGGAGGACGTCGAGGAACTCAGACCTGCATTTGCATCAATCGCCGCGAACGTCGTTCACAAGTGCGTTTTAATGTACGGGTGGACGCCGTCTTTCACGATGACGGATGCCGCCAGAAGTTCTGCAGAACAGCTTCTGCAGGAGGAGGCGCAGAAACGGAAGATTTCACTGACAACGGAGCATAAGAAAACCCTGCTCGATGTTGCCAACGAGGTCTATGAAATCGTCTCCCGTGATTGGCAGGCGTCACTGACGTTTCTCAAAGGCGATAATGAGAGTATCTACATGAAAGGTTTCAATCTCACCAGAGAAACAGCCTGTTTCATCGGCTCTCGGTATCAGAGTTTTGAGTACACAGACCAGACAGAAATGAGCGCTTCGGACTTCGACGAGTACACTCAGTGGTATATCTCCAATGCAAAGACGGAAGAAGAACGCTATGAACGGCTGATAGAAGCCCAGCGTGAGCGCGGAGAACTGTGGGAAAGAGCTTTCGCAGGTCATAGCGTATGGCGCGATGCAGGGCTCTCCTTTTCTCTGGTTCCGGAACGGCTTCAGGAGCAGTTCATAGCCATCCATTTCATCTGCAAAAAGGTATTCGGCGTCGAATCCTAACAGCAAAAAAAAGAGCTATCAACAGAGAGCAGGACAACTACCGCTTTGTCACGAGCGTGGAGAGCGAGCTTCTGCAGGAAGTTCAGGAGATGGAGCAGAACAGCCGCTGGCTGCCCGGTGTTCCGTCCAAGAGCATCCACGTAGTTCCGCTGGTGCCCATTGAGGTTCCCATTGTGGTGCAGAAAATCGCTGACGACCCTATGCTGACCCGCAAGGTAACGCTGGATACTGGGACGACAGGGCGGTTCAAATTGCCTGAGCTGCTGCCAATGAAAGGAGAAAAAATATGAAAGTAAGCGAGCTTATCGCCGCATTTGAAGAGAAGTTTGCAGCTACTGAAGCCGAACGCAGTCAACTTATCGCAGAGAGGCGCAAGAAGGATGCGGATAACATCAAGAGTCCTTTTTGGCTCGATGAGGTTATCGTCCCCTTAGCAGAGTCTATCTCCAACAGAAAGGGCAAGAAGCCTTACATCACCGGCCCCTGCGGTCTCGGCTCCAAGGTGTATATCATCCTTCACGACCCCTTCGACGAGGATGGCTGCCGACTGGTAGACTTTACCGACGTGGAATCACTCACGGTCGAGCCGTGCTTCGAGACCACTGAGGGCGGCTCCATCGCGCTGCATTTCCGCTATGAAACCGGCGAGGTGGACACCACCTACCCGGAAGGCTCTCTCGGTGCTTATAACGGGCTGAACCGTGTTACAGAACCCTTGCCCGACGAACCGGACGAGATTTCTAAACTGTTCACGCCCCTGAACTTCAAGACAAAATAAAGAAAGGAGAAAAATGAGTATGGCTTCGATTTTTGAAGCGTTCGGGAACGGGAACACACCCGTCCGCGTCGAGCGCGTCTGCAAAAAGGTGTTCGGTGTCGAAGCCTGACGGTCAAAAGAAAGGAGAAAAGTCATGGAGAAAAACCAGAAAAACGCTGCGGAGGTCAAGACCAGCGTCCCTGACCTGATTCCGTCCAACTACTGCAAAAAGGCGGAGGCGCTGGGCTGGGTCATCGACGAGGACAAGGTGTGTGGTGTGTTCACGTTCAGGCAGGGGTCGCCTGCCGGCGAGGACTATTCCTTCGACCTGTACGCCGACGATGACTTCAGCGACGGTGTGGCTGCTGCGGTGCGCCGTGTCTACGATGACTTTGACATCGACGAACACGTTGGACTGTTCGCAGAGGCTTCTATGAGAGGCGAGTCCGGCGTTCCGAAGCTGTCGATTCTTGTCGATGACGCTAAGGAAATCGACGAGATGCTCCGCACGCTGGCGGATGCTTTCGAGTATATCGAGTACGGTGCTCAAACGGTCGAGAAGCCCAAGACCCGCTGCTGCCCTGTGTGCGGCGGCACGGAGTTCTCTGCCCATCAGGTCGTCCACATTGACGTCCTGATTGACATTGAGACAGGGTTCTTCGACGGCAATATCGGCGGTGACATTGGGGCAAACATCTGTGAAGTGGATGACCCTTACGGCCCTTACACTTGCATGAACTGCGGGTTCGAGTGCGATGAGCTGTCCGAGTTGGAGGGCTCAAAACAGTACGATAGCAATGTGCGAGCCTCTGTATAATCCTTTTTTCCGCTTAGGGCAACACCAAAACAACAATAAAATAGGTTGAATTTATCCTACCAACAGGGTATTCTTTAAGTGAAGGGCTACTCGCGATGTCAACTGCCCATCACCTGAAGCAAGGTTGTGTGGAAAAAACACATCAATCTTTATATGCACTGGAGGTGGCATCATTGAATATCAACACAAACAATATCGTTTCCATTACGGAAGCGAATCAAAACTTTTCCAAGGTTGCACGGCTCGTAGACGAGAATGGGGCTGTCATCATTTTAAAAAACAATGTCCCGCGCTATCTCATTATTGAGTTCGGGCAAGCGGAAAAAGAGCAAATAGCAGCAGACGAAGATGTCATGTCGATTTCCAAACGGCTGATTTCAAAAAATAGGCAGGCATATGAGGTGCTTGCCAAATGAAGAAACTAACAAAAGAACAGGTTCTCATGATTCACAGCGAATTGATTCGTGAGACCGGCGGTTCTGATGGCCTGCGCGACGATGGGTTGTTGGACTCGGCATTGAATGCACCGTTTCAAGGGTTTGGAGATGTCAACATTTTTCCATCACTGCAGCAAAGGGCGCTCGCCTTGGGCATGGTTTGATTTGCAATCATGCCTTTGTTGATGGAAATAAGCGTATCGGCGCACACATTATGCTCCTGTTTTCACCACTGAATGGGATTGAACTCACGTATACACAGGAGGAATTGTCGGACATGGTGCTGGATGTTGCTGCCAGCAAATTGCGATTTTAAGACGTTGCCGAATGGATAATTAAACACCAAGATTGAAGGAGAGGCGTAGCCTCTCCTCTGCTTTTAAACTTAAAAAGAAAGGAAATATATATGAATACTTATATTAGAGCCGCCGCATCCTTCTGCGATAAGAACACACTGGTCAAGGTCTGCCGCGTCTGCCGCGTCTGGTCCGACCCCGAACCTGACGGATTAGGTTTAGGTTTGCCATATCGGCGCCGGCGTAAGACCATGTTTGTACCATTTAAAAACATTCACGAAGGCGACAAGCTCAGCGTTTTTGACGGCGATAGTGAGTTCCACTATACTGCAGACGAGGATGCTGCTGAAGAGAGAGATGCGCTGCGCAAGAACGACTCCAACTGGTCTGTGAACGTTACAGACGACAACGGACGCACGAAAAAGCTCTTTCCCTCCGATTTTGCGCCCTATATCATCTACCTTTCCGTAGTCAAGAAAGGAGACTGGCGCGGAAGCAATCTTGTTTTTGAAAGTGTTTTCAATAGTAGCGAAGACATCATCAGAGGGATTCGCTCCATTTTTGAGAGACACGTTAAGGACGAGAGTTGCAGACGACTCTCTGGGGCTGAGCGAATATCTGACATGGCAAAGAAATATCTCACCCCTGAACACACGGAGCAGTTCGGTTTCCGCTTTATTGCGGAGGGCATGAATTTCGTCAGGTCCGACATCAACGACATTCTTCCTAATGACTGTCTGGGTGTCGAACTTACATTTTACAGTTACGAACATGACGAGTATTCCGCATCACCTTTATTCTTTGCCAAGCTCCCGCATCTGGGCGAACACTGTAAGCAGCCCGAGGGGCGTACCACCGTCGCAGACGTCCTTCGGAAGCTGGATGAATTGTACGGCGACCTGCCCGTGGAAACGTCGCGCTGGGCTCTGGAGTATCAACTCTGGGCTCGGATGCTGCTGGCGGAAGGCGCGGTCATGCTTAATCCCAAATATCTCGACCCTTCTGCGTGTGAATTTCTGGTGTCCATCGACACACTGGAAAGAACCGGCGACGCCGCGATATTGAGAAGGATTTTCAATATCCCTATAAGCGAAATCAAGGCTGCGTGGGAAGAGCTGTCTGATGATGGTGCTGCCCCATTCAGTTTCGTCTTAAAGTAAAAACGAGAGTACATGCATCGAAAAGAAGGGTTGAACATTATACGGCAATGCCGTATAATAAATATTAGAATGGAGGATGTGTTATGAATGTGAAGGAGATAAGACTACAAACCAACATGAGCCAACGCGCCTTTGCTGATATGTTTGGCATCCCTATAAACACCTTGCAGGACTGGGAGCAGGGCCGGCGCGTGCCGCCTTCTTATGTCAGTGGAATGATTCGCCAAATTTTGGAGATGCAGGGATTTATAATGGATGAAAACTATATCGATGCGTGCGAACGAAGAAGGAAAAGCGTCGAGAGAGCTTTGGCTATTATGCTAACGGCTACCAACGGTCCGGATGAAGCGTTCATGGGTGTCTTGGACTCTTATGTCGCAGGAAAAATTACGCTGAAGGAGATAGAAGCGAGAGTAGAAAGGTTGGAATATCTATGAGGGGAGGAAAACATTGCTACCCTAATAGCGACGTGCTCGTTAATAAATATGATATCCACGATAAGAAACTGCTTGAGAAGCTGGAAGTTCAAAAGACCACTATAAAGCTGCTCGGATTAGATGTAAGGCCGGAGCGCATTCACGCAACGTTGGATATCGCTCATTTAAAGGCCATTCACGAATATCTATTTAGCGATATCTATGAATGGGCGGGCGAATTCCGTAGTGAGAATTTGTATAAAAGCGAAAGGGTTTTGTCTGGTGGCACTGCGGCGTATGCTGATTATACTCAAATTGAAAATGAGTTAAAGCAGCTCTTTGAGCGATTTGATGATATTCAATGGGAACAGAGAGATACCCTTGTCACAGAGTTTTTATTAGGCTTGTGGAGCATCCATCCGTTTCGAGAGGGCAATACCCGAACGTGCGTAACATTTCTGTGGCACTATTTAAGAACTATAGGAATCGAATTTCATGTTGAGCTCCTGCGAAACAACCCCCTGTACGTTAGAGATGCTTTGGTCATGGCCAATTATGGTCAAGCGAAGTATTTGGAACGTATTATTGCAGATGCTTTGAAGTCTGTTGACAGCGATAGGACATATCGCAGCCGAGATGAAACACAAGAAAACTATCAAATTGAAAAGGAAGATTATGAGGCATTTAAGCGACGTTATTCTGTGAAAAGCGAGTGAAAGTTCCCTCATAATAGAAACTGAGAAATAAAACAGTCGATTATTGAAGATTAAAAAATTTAAGAGGGTTCGTATTTCCTGTGCGAACCCTCTTTTTTACTCCGCTTGAAAAAAACGGCAAGGTAGTATATACTATATTCATAAAGAGATTTTTTCAGCCATTATATCACTATACATCTCTATTTTGAACGCTATGGGCGTTCTTTTGTTTTATCCCTGCGAGTCATTAAAATCATCAAAGAGTGAGTCGGCATGTATGAGTTTTGTCGTGCTCTCTTTTTGTTTATATACACATCTTTATACTAAGAAGGAGGTAAATATGACAGAAAAGTGTAATGTTGCGTGCAGCATTGGAATTGCAGCAGAGGAATTGCGACCTCGCTTAAGAAAGAGGTATACGAAGGAGGCTTTTGAGGAATATTTACGTCAAGCCGTATTCGAGCAAAACAGCTACGAAAAAAAAGACATGGCAGAAAAAGGCGGGAGAATATTCACCGAACCGAAAATGCATTGCGCCTATTTTATCTGTGAGCCATACGATACAGAAGCGAAGTTTTTCGTTTACATCGATTCCCCACAGATGCCATGGGATGAACCGACGTGCTGCACCGAAAAGGTCGCCAGGGCATTTCTTTCCCGCTGGGTAATGCAGCTGGGATTGAATGATTCTACCACGATAGACGAAATTAGGGGCATGGTCGTCCTTGTTTCAGGGTTTATCGCAGATGAAATCCTGTCTCCAACTAAAAGTCATTAAATCAACAAACCGTGCTTAGAACTGCAGACTCGTGGTTAATAAATGTAAGCCCTGTTTAACTACATCAGAAAGGAAAAAACTATGAAAACGAATTATATCAGAGAACGCTTTATCACAAATGACTTACAGTCCTTGCATTTGTATTCCTGTGGTGAAGAGCAAAGAAGGCAGCAGTGGTGGACGCCTCTCAAAAGAGGTGCTTACTTCCTGGATATAATAGCTAATGGGCGCGGCAATTTTGCCATAATAATGCGGCACGCTTCCGTTGTCTCATGCAAGATGATAGAGGCTGCAATACAGTGCCGATACAATACGGGAGCCGTGTATGTAAAGGTTGGGAGAATAAATGCCCCTTTACGGTATCAAAAAACAGCAGAGCTTCCCATTGACGGAGAGGTCTCATTATCTGCAGCAGCCAGACTCAACGCCGGAGCCAGTTCATTCCGCACGCTACATGGTATTCGTATCACGACATATGGCAGCAATAAGGACGAACGCTACGGACAAATACAGTTCCGCGCCGGAACATACGCTATAGTAATCGAGGGGTCTTTTGACACGCGCTGCTGTGACGAAGGAACGTTTGTAGAAGGGATAAAGGAACAAATTCCTATAGACATTCCTGTCGATTTCGTAAAAGCGCTTGTAGATGAGTCTCGTCCCGGCAAGGAACGAATTAGGAATGGGTTGGCATCTTAAAAAACTCACAGAAAAAAGAAAAAGGTGCTCTATCAGAAAAACGAATGCAAGGAGCACCAACTATCTGATTGGGTAAACAAATCAATAACGAAAGGAGGATGGGCAATCCCGCACCCACCTATAGAGTGGGGAGCATACCCTTGCCTAATTTTATATGGAAAAGAGACGAACGAACATGCCTTCCTATCCACTGTCACAGAAGGCGGAAGCAGTACTTCGCCTGAAGATGCTGCGGGTAAACCCCTCATTAGTAAGCGCTTTTGAACAGATGGATGAAAAATTCATGTCGATGAGCAAATCTATGTGTCGATGTGATTCGACCACACGTAATATAGTCTCCCAATGGGAGGCAGCCACCGGTAATATCGTATACATGGTCTTTCAGAGTGTTTACTCTGTCTGCAATGATACGCGATTTGCGTTTCTGTATGTGAGCCCAGAAAAGGGCTCCTGGTTGCAAAGTAGGGATGACCTTTTGTGCGGCAAGCCGGAGGCATATATATGGGTAACATCGAATCCAGAACTATGTGATTATATGCAGATACAAATTGCTCACCGAGGAGACGTTGTAATAAGACTTAAGTAGGTTATGTAAATAGCATTGATACGGTAAACCACTATAAAGAGCACCTATCTTCGGATAGGTGCTTTTTTGTGCCGCAACGGGCGCCGCCATTGCGCGGCGGGAAGGATGCAGATGAGGGAGGCTTTGCTGTGCAGCAAGAATACAGATTGAAACTGCAATATAAATATTGCTTTTTATTGTAGTTGAGTGTATATTAAAACCAACAAATTACCGGAACGTGCCGTAAAGCCCCTGCCTTTAGAGAGGAGTGAGTCATAATGCCAAGACAAAAAAAGGACAGCGTTCCTATCTGTTATCGCATTGAAAAAAGCGTATATGAACGCCTTCAAGCATACGCGGAAGATAAGGGACAAACAATGACCATGGCCGTGGAGAGGCTTCTAACAAAGGCTCTTGATGCCGAGGAGAAGAAAGAAGATGCTAAAAAACTGGTTTGAATCAACAATCCTCCGGTTTCAGCCGTGGGGAGATGGAGGAATTCTTGAATGAGCTACATTAGTCCCTTAATCTATCAATCCGACGACCTGGCAGTTGCACGGAAAACGTACCCTATGCAAATCGCGTCTATAATCCACAAGTCAAAGAGAGAGGCTGGGGAAACTATAACGGTGCTGGGCGTTGACGCACACCTGAGTCTCCCGCCTTTGACAGATGGAGCAGGTCGCTTGCAGCCAAAATATTCGTACCTTGACGACTCGCCGTTTTCGAGATTCGTTTTCACGCTTATAGAGAAAAAGAACGGTATAACGAGGTCGGTTTTTTGTAATGTTCCGATAGATGCTCTGGCGCCGGCAACGGGGAAGACGCATCGCATCCTGTTGGCCGAGACCATTTCGGCCATAAATAATGCATCAGGAGAAAGCCTGAATCGTTCGGCAGTACGTACCGTCCGCTTTGAGATGGGTCCTTTAAAAGGGAAGTCCCCCGGCGAGGTGCTGAAAGAGGGCGCCAGCGGTCGGGCGGCACTGGAAAAACAGAGGGAGTATCTTGTTCGGAATTCAGTGGCATATCCGCGCAATCATGTTCTCATAGACGCCATAGACGCAGCGTTTGAGCACGCCCGAACCGGTAGTGATGAAACGGCGCCGGCTGACGAATCCGGCAGCGTGTCGCCGCAGCTCACGATATTGGGAGGGCAGGAATACAAGCCGCTGACCAGCAGGCCGACCAACAAGAACGGATTAACGTTCGTGTACAACGTTCTGCTCACGTTTGACCCTGTATTTAGAGCTCCGTTCGTGCTATCAATAACCAACGGGTACGCTCCCGTGGAAAATGTGGGGGGTGGACAGATTAACGTGCGAAGCAGTGCGGTAGAGGAGAAGTCGCAGATAAGAATGAACTTGATGAGAGACGAGTGGGAAACGCTGGTATTTAAATTGTCAGACACGGTATCTGCGTTCAACATCAGCACCTTTAGAGAAAGGTATGAGGCCGCATGTAGAGACCGATTCAGGCAAGCGGAACAAAATCGGTAATAGCTACCTTTATTTGTTAGTATGGGGATGCTATAATTTAATATATAATGCGTTGGATGTCTGAGACGCTACACCCCTATTGAAAGGAGATTTACGACATGGAATCCAATGACGACACTTACGAAAGCGAAAAAGAATACGAGAAAAATATGTATGCTTCCGGCAACGCGGAGGATTACATGAATGAAGTAGAAGATGAAGAAGAATGGAACAGAGTTCAGGCCGACAGTTCTGTTAAGGTCGATGAGGCCGGAGAAAGAACTGGCGGGAAAAAGTTCGGTCTCAGAGACCGTTATCGTGTGGCTTGCGCATGTGCGTACATCATCTTCTTTATACCCTTGATTTTTGACAAGGAGGACGATGCCTGCCGGTTTCATGCGAGCCAAGGTGCGTTGGTTCACATTATCGAGGTCCTGGCATGGCTTGCAGGGTCATTATTATCCTCTGTGGGCATAGCGCTGCGCTCCGTACTTATCGTTTGGGTTGCTGGGGCTGTTTCATTAGTGCTGACAGCAGCGGTTATCATATTCATAGTTCTGGGCATTTTATCCGCACTAAGCGAAAAGAATACGCCGCTTCCTCTTATTGGGCACCTGATAGGCTACAGATATTTGTGATATTGGAGGTTATTGTTATGAGCATAAGGACTCACAGGTATATTACCATTATTCTTATAATATCCACTATTCTTACTCTTGCCTCCGGATGTGCCGCACCTGCATTTGAGCAGGAAGACACGTCCGTGGAGGCGCTAAAGGTCCATGACTCTCCCGTAGTAGACGACGAAGCGGGGGTAAGGGAGGAATCCGTTGCCGTACCAGAAGTTACCGAATCAGATAATAAAGATATAGCCGATGGATATTTCCGCTGCAGGGATATGTATTATAAAGACGTGCCAACGGAGTGGATTGACAATGGCAGCGTATCTGCACAATTCTGGGCGCCGTTCCCCACTGACCACAGTAAGTTGGAGTATGCCGATTCTGTAGAATACATGGCTGAGCCCAGGGAGGCAACGCTCTCGTATCCCCTGTATATAGGCGCCGAAAAAACACCGGGGCGGGTTTTAAATCTTTTTGAAATGCAGAAAGAGTTTGGAGAGCTGTTGTTTCCCTGGACTATGCTTGATGCGGCTATACAGGGGTATGTAACAATGACAAATACCGCCTTGTATGATGACAGCCGCTATACAAGCGGTAAGAACTATGTATGCCGGCTTTACACAACCGATGAGTATACCAGGTTCGTACAGGATACCGTAAGAGAGTATGATGCGGTAATGAAAGGAGCTTTTTCGACGGGCTGGAACTGTGTGTATGCCACGGAAGAAGGGCGCGAGAACGCCGTTTCCCGCGTGAGAGGAAGAGGCTACCTGTTTGTGGATAAGGCAGATGCGGACTTTTGCACCAAGCTTGGAGTTGAAACGGGTGCTTGGTACTATTGCGACATGGAAATAACAGTAGAGGGTTACTCTTTGGAAGAAAAGGGTGATATGACAATAACGCAGGCACTTTTCTTTGGCGAATGGGCAAAAGCAGATGAAGATGAGGCCGAACTGGCTGAACATCTCAAGCTCTTGCAATGTGATAATTGGGAAGAACAATTCTCCACATAGTGAACCTTCGCTGCAGAAAAAGAGCCGCACTGCGCCCGATGCCCGTATCATATACCTTGTATACTATAAGCTTCTGGAAAAGGTACCTGCTCGGCAGCTGTTGTCGGGCGGCTCTTTTCGCTCAGCTCTTGCTTTATATGGCTTTTTTTAGTACAATCTATATATAAAGTTATTTTTTCAGCCGTCTCGCTTTATTACCTTGCTCTTTTCAAGAGCTTATTATCTCGAACTTCGAGGGATAACCGAAAATACGATAACGAAAAAGACACCAGTAAAAGGGTGCCTTTTTCTTGTCTTTACATAAATAACAAATTTAAAGAGAAAGAAGGGATTAAAAATGATTTACATTGTTTGCTCTTGTGACATCTGGAAGATGCGCAATTCAATGCGCATAATTACAGCAACGACTTCTGTTGCAAAATTAAAACAGCTTATCGCTCAGTTAATTGAGGACGGTACTTTTGGTTATGGTGTCGCGCAAAACCCGGATGGTAATGATGCGGCAATTCGTTTTCGTGAAGATTACAACAACCGCAAGCTTGATGTAGGTGTGCTGAATGATATCTTGATATATGGATATGTCGAAGCTGTCGCCGATGGTGAATTTTAGGATTATGGGAAATGTGTGAAACGCTCGACTGAATTTGGTGCTTTTGCATTTAATAGAAAGGAGGGATTCGTCATGAAAATCGAAAACAAAACCTTAATGGAAACATTGATAGATGCCGGCTATCCACGCGAGGAGATGTACCACCATTGCTCAGACTTGTATATTTTTTGGACGCCAAAAACAGCACGGATTGTCGACAGATGGTACAAGGAGCACGGCCTCAATAGAACATTACTTGTTAAACCATTCAAAGACCAGATTACGGGTCGGCTAATGTTGGATTGTGCTTTCCAGTACGATGTGTACTGGGATGAGGTTGCAAAAAGAAAGGAGAAAGAGGATGCCATATCAGAGAAAAACTCGTGACGTATGGAAGCTGATGGTAAATTATGGCTATGGACACGGCTGGGAACACGAACTGACAGAGTTCACCAGAGCTGAAGCGCAGCAACGGTTGAAGGAGTATAGAGAAAATTGCCCGCAGTACCCTGCCAGAATTGTTATGGCCAGAGAAAAAATTGAAAAGGATAAAAACTGATATCAGAACAAAAGAAAGGAGAAACCCATGAGTGCAAATGCTTGTTCTCCGAAAAAAGGGAAGGAGTATCAAAATGGGCTATATAAACGAAGATTTATATTCATGTGATAGTTGCGGTTTCGAGGAGGCGTGGGACGCTACTGATGACATACACGGAGATTTGTGGGAATGCGAGGTGTGCAGCTATACATACTGCTCGCTCTGCTTCTTTCGTGAATTAGGCGAGGCCACGTTTTATAAAATGTGTAGGGAAGAGGATTCTGTCCTGTGCCCCGCGTGTTATAAAAAAGAGCATCCTTGCCTGGACGCACAGCGCTCTCCTATCGCGCTGTTATTTAAGAAAAAATACCGCTGTCAAACAAAACAATAGAAAGGAGAAACTCATGAGAACAAAAACAAAAGATTTATACGACCAGTATGACGCAACCGAACTGCAGGAATGGAACCGCAAAGTGTACGGTGACGGGCTTAAAGGGTCCATCGACGACTACCTGACCGTTTATCGTGACTATATGCGCAACGACGGTGACTACACCAAGAGTAAGTCCACAAACCTCTATCGTCTGCACGGCGGAGAATACTGCTGCCTTCTTGAAGTGCTCAACGAACACTTCAAGAACAAGCGGCAGGCACAATATACCGCCCAGGAAGCGGAGGACGTGATAGACTTCAGTGGTTTCTTGCAACCGGAAGCACACTGTATTCAAGTGGGACGACGGGGCATAACCGGTTGGAAAATGCCCCTTGACAATGTACGGCAGCTACTTACTTCGGCATGGCTCATTGTGGAGACGAGCAATGAAGTTGCAGCGTCCCTGGGTCATCACATCACTGTTGTCGTTCAAGAAGCCACGGAAAAACGAGAATATTTTTACTTCAAAACAAAAGAGCATCAAATGCATGGAAAGGAGCCTTTATTTATATGATTAAGCACATTCAAGACGCGATAAGCTATGGCCTGTTTGAGGATTTCCGGGCAGAAGATAGTACACTTGTCGCTGGGTTCCACGAGTGTTTTGGCGAACAGTTGGACTGCGAGGAATTCTCGTCGTGGCCTGATGAGAACGAGGCGGGAGTGCTTCACCTTGCGCTTGGTGAAGACAAGCAATTCAAAATATCAATCGAGGAAGAGCAGACGCGGCAGTTGGGCATCACACCTGTTGAGAGCGAAATAGCAAAAATGTCTCGCATTTCTAAAGCGGGTGAAGCAAAAGATTTCTACAATGTACACGATACCATCACAATAGATGGAATCGAATTTGAGATTGTGGGCATTGGTCACGATATAGACGCTTTAACTGGACGCAATAACACTATTACGCTTAGACAGGTAGACCACCTAAAAAAGAGTCGTATAAATCCCGGTCCTTGTCCCGATGGTTATGCAGCATCAGAATTAGACCAATCTCTCATAGAGTCGCCCCAAAGTTGGATTCCTGACTCAATATTGCCTTATGTGCGTGAAGTGTCGAAAGCATATGTAACGTGTGACGGTAGTATTAAAGTTATGTATCGCAAGCTGTGGGTTTTTTCCGAAAGCGAAATGTTTGGTAGCGCTATTTATTCGCCTGCCGAGGACGGTAGGCGGTATGAGGCGTTTGCAACAAACAAGGACAGGGTTGCCGATGACGAGGACGGCTCCGCTTGTTGTGTTTGGCTGCGCTCCGCGCGTGTCGGCGGCTCCCGCGTCTTCTGTATGGTCAACACGTCTGGGAGCGCGAGCATTGACATTGCCGATTACTCGCGTGGCGTGGCGCTGGGCTTCTGTATTTAATCTTTAATCGCTAATCCCCCGCCCCGCAAGGGGCAGGGGTAAATCAAATCGGCAAAGAAAGGAGAAAGCGGAATGCTGCGTGCAGTTCAAGACTTAACTCGCGACGAGTTAGATGAGCTCAAGCAAAACTATGTTTGTGAAGTCAACGAAGGCGCGGGAACCCTCACATATTGGAGTGATTCGGCAGAAGCGGCGGATACTATCCCGGATGAGGTGTTGTTTGAGTATTATGCTGGAACAAATTTTTCCGAAGATGACTTCTGGTGTAATATTAAAACCATCCAATCAAGGACGTAAAACATAGGGTATAAGAGCGCACTGATGGTGCGCTCTTTTTAGGTGGTAATAAGTTAAGAAAACTGTTGTCTTATGCGACTCGAATTCTTGTAATACAAAAATGTATGTGCTATCATATATTTGTAAGTGTTTTTGAAAAGCCTAAATCCCAGCAAGAGGGGAGTTATATATCCGTGAAAAAAACAATAAAATCAAAGCGCTACAACACGGCAACCGCTAAAACATTGTACCGCTGGACAAACGGAGCGAACCCGGATGAGCATTCGTATCGTGAAGAGTCTTTGTGCGTAGGAACGCGAAACAAAGTCATTTTTCTTTATACGAGTACGGGAGTAAAGGGACAGTCAGAAGAGCAACGCATTATACCGCTCACAAGAGAATCCGCCATCGAGTGGTTACGAATCCATGTTCCCTCTGCGGGTGTTATCCCCAACACGATAGATGAGGTTTTACTTGAATTGGATTCCTTTATATTGTCTATCGATAGCAGGAAAAGAACATTTTCTATCGCACCTGCCGCATGGGAACTGCTTGAAAAAGAGAGCGAGGCGGCGAACTGCTCTATGTCGTCGCTTGTCAATTTCGCCGTACTCAAGACATACGGAAAGGATGAATAGCTCATATGTTGCGAAAAAGCGTTACCACCCACATTATTATTGCACTCCTTCTTCTGGGGCTTGGCGCGACAGCGGTCGGCTGTAGAAAGAAGCCCGCTTCTGATTCCTCGTTAGGCTTTGTAACTCTGTCTACTCCTGCTCCGGCAGCAGAAGTCCTTCAGGATTCTGGAACAGGAGGGTTAGAGTCTCAGCCCGATATGCTGATTCCGGGCGGGGAAGCGGAGCTGCCTTCGACGCCCCTTTCATCCACTAACCCCGAGGAGGTTTCCTCTGTTGCAACGGAGCCGCCGAAAGACGGCAAACCCGAGGGAATCGACGAACGGACCGACAAACTGCACTTCGATATATTCAAGCTGTACGAGAAGGATGGGTACACATACATAAATGTTGGAATCCTCAATGAGTATTACGAGGCTACTGAGGCAATAAATGCTTTCGGGACTCCATACACTAAGTATGTGTTCAAAGTGGGGGAGGGATACAAAGAAAATCTAACCTTTGTGCTGGATAAAAACTGCCGCATGCCGTATTATGACCCCGATACACCCCAGCAGCTTTACAACCAGCCCAATATGACCATGGAAGAACTGATGGGATACATAGACAACACATACCAAAAAGACGGCCGCCCTTATTTCTTCGAGGGGCGCGTTTCCACTGGATATGTTCTGTCGCTCTCATTATGGGAAAGCTATTATGATATGTTGCGGTCTAACTATGCCGCTAATCTGTACGCACAGGATGCACCCACTTTGGTTGGCGACAACGGCTATCTGCAGCCCATACAGTCGGAGCCTCAATCGGAGGGAGACGCATCTTCAAACGGGGGAGTAACCTCGCTGTACGGGGATTGATGTAACCCCTCTTTTTGAAATCAGGCTGCCGCGCTCCCACCGTCTAAGGCCGATTGGATTGCGGCAGCCTGAAGCAGAAAATTGTTATATTCTTGTGGTGTGGGAATGTGGAAAAGCAAAAAACAGACATAAATATCCATGCGCGGCCGGAAGTTATTGCTCTGTCGACAAAAATGTGGTAATATATATGTGTTAAATATCATTTTTTCAGCCGCATCATCTACCTTTGTTCATCCCGTTATATAACGGGGACGAACCTTGCGCCTTTGAAACGACTATGAGGGCATAACCGAATATATAAAACAACGCAGGACACGGTCTTCGGACGGTGCCTTTTTTGCGTTCACATAGATAAATCACCAAAAACAAAAAAGAAAGGAAGAAAAAAACATGCCAAATTGGTGTATGAACAAACTGACAGTATCAGGACCTGCTCAAGAACTTAAGCGATTTGTAGAAGCCAGTATAGGATTTCCCGCGTGCTATCCGCCGCAGGAATGGGAAAAAAAGGCGGACCCAATTCCGGATACGCCGTATTTTTGCTTCAACGCGCTTATCCCGACCCCTCCAGAAGTTTTGGCAACAGGTTATTCTGCTCGACAAAATCAACCGGAGAATGCTTTTTTGCGCGCAATGGCCGGCGAAAGCGTACCTGGTATGGACGGATATCACTGGAATCTCGCCAACTGGGGGGTCAAATGGGACATTTATGTAGACAAAATCGACCGTGAAACGCTCGGCTGGACAGAAGGCTGTGACCGTATTGAAGTAGGTTTTGATACAGCGTGGTCGATGCCGGAGCGTTGGTTTGCAACGGCGTCAGAACTATTCCCGCAGCTTTCTTTTAAGCTTCATTTTGAGGAGCCTGGCTGCTATTTTGCCGGCGATATGCTCGGCGAAAATGGCGTTGTCAGTACCGAGTATTATAACGATGAAAAACTACGCGAAATATTTGCGTGGACAGAGGCGTAATTAAAAACAAGACAAATTTGAAAAGGAGGATTCAACGATGGGTTATCGTAGCGAAGTGGCTTTGACATTGAAAAAAGAAGACGGGCTGGAGCTTATAAGACAAGCAAAAGAAAACGAGCCGGTACGCAATTTGATGTCCTGCGCGAACATCATTGATCAGAATGAGTTTATCACGTTCCATTGGAAGTGGGTGAAGTGGTATGGCTCGTTTGAGGAAGTCCGGTTTATAACTTGTTTCTATCAGAATTTGGATAAATATAGCTTCAAGCGGATAGGCGAGGACTACAACGATATTGAAGAAGAGTGGGACGGCGATTACGATTCTATTAGTTCCAAAACTCAGATAGAGTCAGATAGAGATAGAACTTTCCATAGACCCTCCTGGCGTGTTGTTAAGCACATCGGAGCTCTTGGGGAACTGATAAGGTCAAAAAAAGTGGTTAAGCGGCCGCCTCTCTTGCAGTCCTCAGAATCGCTGAGGCTGCCCCCAAATTACTTAATCGAAAGGAGGACGGCTGTTTTCGCCCGTGGCCAAGTACACGGGTATCAACAGCCATTTATTTCATGAAAAGTGACATTCGATATCCTTTCCCGCGGGGGATAGAAAAATGGAGAGAAAGCAGGTATGCGCTGTTCAACTCCAAAATCAATTTTTTAAGGAACACCCTAAGTACGGATGGCTCAGAAAATATGCGGATGATGCCATATACTACAACGAAGGTTCCGGCTACCTGATGATAAAAGCAGAAGACTTCATTAAGCGCATCGAGGAGATGCCACTCGACTATATCCGCGACTGGCTTGATGGAAAAAACCAATTAGAATGGGAGGGCGTTGCAAAAACCACATAATTTTACAAACAGAAAAACGCAAGCTACGGCATGCATACAAGAAAGATTCCCGCTGCTGTTACTTATCCGCCTCGTTGCGGGAGAGGAACGCATAACGGCGGGAATGTGTTTATCCAAAAAACGGAGAAAAAATGTCCAAATTTATTGTAATAGGAGAAAAGAATAATGGAGTACGACGTATGCGTAAGAGAAGTTAGCTACTACAACGTTTTTGTTGAGGCGAACAGCAAGAAAGAGGCCGCTGCGTTAGCAAAAGCAATGGTTGACCACAGGGAAGTCACAGCACCTTATAGCATCACAATCGAAGCAGAAGAAGGAGATGCAGAGAAGGTTTTTTCTCCCAAGACCACAGAAGCGGAAACCAAGACGGAAGCTGCTTCGTGTGAAGCGCAGGAGAGACTGATGGCGCAGGCCAAGGAACGAAGGCTTGAACCTAAGCCCTGCCGTACTTTCGGACCAATGGATGGATTGCGGACCGAGCTTTCCGGACAAGCCTCTGTCATTCCCACACTGGAAGAGCGGGATAAGGCTCTGGAGGTGCTGTGGGACGAATTCGGAGATATCCCTATGGACCCCGAGACGGAAGAAATGGAAGACATCTTTCTCTCTTTTCCTGCAGGAACGCCCAGAATGGATATTTGGCGGTGGTTCGATGAACGATACAGTAAGGGCGTGGGCGCACTCCTGTACGGCGATGGTACAGACCGAACGGCAGAACTGGCCGCTTTGGTATATCGTAAACAGCTCTGCACAGAATGCGATGCGGAATTTTGCGTGTTTAACCCCGAAGGCATTTGCATGTTGCCTTTCGTAACCGGAAAAGCTCCGAGACTGGGCGACGACGGCTGCGAGGACTACACCGCGCAGGAGGACGTCTGATATGCAGAAAAACTGTGCCAGTTGCGCTCATGTGGGCGTGTGCTCCAAGCGGATGCGGTTCATCGTGAACAACTATCTCGCGAAGGGGCGCTACGAAGAAATTGAAAACGTCAGCAAAACACTCGATATTTCAGTGAACTGCAACGACTATAATGAAAAGGACTTATTCTCGTTCCTCTGTGAGCGGGTCCGCGACTATTCTGATGGCGAGGTCTGGAGCGACGGAGACCAGATTCTGTGCAAGACAGAATCGGCCGCAAACGCGCTGTGCGACCTCCTGTGGCAGCTTTACAACGCGCAGGGTGAGACTACCTTTGACCTACATACCGGATACTACGACCCCAAGGAGGACGAGAGAAACCACGAGGAGGACAGATACACCGGCTGGTGGTATGTGTCCACCGATTAGTGAGTTTCGCTATGAAAATCCACAATATTTATTGGGATACCGACGGCGACGGGGAGGCTCTTGCCTCCCTGCCGAAGGAGGTCGAACTGCCGAGCAGATTCGACCAGCTCCGCTTCATAAAACCGACTTATAAAAAAGGAGACATAAAAATGGGAAAAGGCAATGTTTGTGTAAGCGGCCCGTATGAGGGCCTGTTCTATATCGACAACGACTATACCACCGTGCTTCGCCGCGAGGATGACTGTGAGGATACCATCCTCCAGAAAAACCTCAGCGCCAAAGAGGTGTCCAGCGGCGACTGGCTCTTCGATGACGAAGGCAGCTCGAACGAGACGGAGGATGTGCTGGAGTGCTTCATGGAGAACTTTACGCGCCGCTATCCGAGCTTTGAGCGTGTCGAGAAGGACAAATGGCTTGGCCGCAACATATGGGTCATTCTTGAAAGCAAGCTGTTCTACATCGGCGTCGAAGACAATGACTGGTCCATGGCCGTAGAGCTGCTGCAGAAAGACGACTCCAATAAGGCGGGTCTTCAGAAGATGCACTACAGCGCGTACCTCGATGGCATGAAAGCGGCTCTGCTGGAGCGTCTGCCAAGCATCGGCACCTACGCGGGACCGTGGACGCATGGCACCATCCGAAGGGAGCCTATGAAGGATGACGACCTCCTCACCGAGGCCGGCGACCGCATCGATAACGCTGTATTCGACTTCATCTGTGCGGTTGTCACAGGTCACAGCATAAATGGGGAGGAGCCGAAAGAGGCTCTTCTCGCAGCTGTGAATGAACTTTCCGTGGAGCACATCAACGTGCTTCCGGCGGGCCTTCTGTCTGACGCCACGAAAGAAGCGAGGGAAGCCGTTGGCGAACACTCCTTACAGGAGGATGCCGACGATGGGCTTCCGCTTCGCTGGGATATGGCCGCCATCGGCGACATCAGCAGCTACCTGGAAGGCACAATGGCCTCACGATTCAACATCAACAGCTGCCACCCCTGGCAGGACGATACCGAGTGCATATGTTATGCAACGGACGAGCGTTGCCACTACTGCGGGCATACGGTGTAAACTGTGCGTTTGACAACTAAATCCGCCTAACCCACTCCGTAAGGGGTGGGTTAGGCGGGCTCTTCAATTTGAGGGTTGATAGTGTTTCATAAATATGATGTAATTGAAATATAAAAAATGCCATAGGCGGTTAACCTATGGCATATAAAAGAATATAAAGTTTTGATGTAGCATAAGTATAAAATAAAAATGCTGGAGGAAAATATGAATTCTTTTAAAACGCTCTGTCAATACGGATATTCATTATTAGGTGAAAAACCACCTCTAATAGATAATTCCATGGAATATGTTATTGTTGGAGAGTCAATATACTTTCCTCATTGTGTTATTATAAGCCCAAAAGATTCGTGCCTATCTAATGAAAAAAAACGATGGATAGTGCCAAAAAGTAGTTTATATTAGTTCATATCTAATTCGCTAATCAAATCGCTTAGAGTCGATAGACCTTTGTTTTGAAATATAAAAAACAAGTACAAACGTACCGGCACAACAGTTTCTATGCTGAACTATCACTTCGTATTTTGCCCGCGCTATCGACGGAAAATATTCCTCATCGATGGTCTGGGATACCGCTTCAAAGAAGCGGTATCCCAAATCTGCAGGCAAAATCAGATAGAGATTTTGACGCTGGAATGCCATATAGACCATGTGCATCTGTTTTTGAGTGCCATGCCAGAGTATTGTACTCTATCGTCTATACAAAAAAGGCGACCGAGGACGTTCCACGATTAAAGTCAGCGAATTTGCATGAAAGGTGAAGTCTCTAATTGAAATTATAAAAACCAATCCGTACCAAAACCCTCCTCCGTATGAGAAGCTGGTTGGAAATCTTAAAGGTGCTTATTCCCGGCGAATAAACATCAAGCACCGCGTGGTGTACGAAGTTTGCGAAGCCGAAAAGGTCGTCAAAATTATCAGTTTGTGGAATCACAATTAGCAATCGTTAAAGAAACTCCCTCAGGAGTTTCTTTTTTTTGATGTTTGCGCGAGAACAATTCGTGTTATGCGCTGTGTTGAATGCCCATGCTGTTATGCGTAAGTAAGTATGTGGAATTATGTTGATAAAACGCACAAGATGCGTTATAATAAAAAATATAGAGGGCCACATAAAGAGGGAGGGCACTCTTCGCTCGAAAGGAGCACCAGCTATCTGATTGCATAGACAAATCAACAAAGAAAGGCGGATGGGCAACTCCTCACCCACCTATAGAGGCTGGGTGTATCCTTGCCTAACTTTAGATGAAAAAAGACAAGTGTGAAATAAGCATCGTCCGTTCCTCCGCTGCGGAATACCTTACCTTTGCTGCCTCAACGGGAGACGATAAGGACAGCATTGAAATGCGTTACGAGGACGAGAATATCTGGCTGACGCAAAAAATGATGGCCGCCTTGTATGACGTAGATGTACGAACCATCAATGACCATATCAAAAAAATATATTTTGATTCTGAATTGGAACAATCGGCAACTATCCGAAAATATCGGATAGTTCAGCCGGAAGGCTCCCGTCAGGTTGCCCGTGAAGTAAACCATTATAATCTGCAAATGATTATCTCAGTTGGCTTCAAGGTGAATAACGAGCGAGCTGTGCAGTTTAGAAAATGGGCCAATCATATTGTAAAAGATTACACCATTCAGGGCTGGGTCATGGATGACGAGCGGCTGAAGAATGACGGCTCCGTACTGACAAAGGAGTATTTTGAAAAGCAACTCGAAAAGATTCGAGAAATACGCCTGTCGGAAAGGAAATTCTACCAGAAAATCACGGATATCTATGCAACCGCATTGGACTACGATTCCTCTGCAAAGGCAACGCAGCGTTTCTTTGCAGCAGTGCAGAACAAGCTTCACTACAGCGTTCACGGGCAAACGGCTGCGGAGGTCATATACAGCCGTGCGAACGCAGAGAGAGAGGCCATGGGGCTGACAAGCTGGGACGGCTCTCCCAAGAGCAAAATTCACCGCTACGATGTTACTGTTGCGAAAAATTATCTGACGGACAACGAATTACTCCAGCTTGAGCGAATCGTTTCCGCCTATCTCGATATGGCTGAGATGCAGGCGGAGCGCCACATCCCCATGACGATGGCGGATTGGGAGAAGCGGCTCAACGGCTTTCTCGCCGCGTGGGACAGAGAGGTTTTGCAGGATGCCGGAAAGGTATCCGCAGAGCTTGCCAAAGCTCACGCTTTGAGCGAGTTCGAGAAATACCGCATTGTGCAGGACAGGCTGTACCAAAGCGACTTTGACCGGATACTGCTTGAGGAAGCAGCGCCGAGTTTGCCGGAAGCTATCGAAACGGAAAAGGAGAAGAAAGGCGAGGGTAATTAGCGAGGGCAGAGTCTTCTTGCTGCAAGAGGATAAAAAACTTTGCGCGAATCTGCCTGACGACAGGCAGGAGGCGGCTACGTCAAGAACAATTTTGAAGTCGATATCAAAGTAAAGTGCATCGAAGCTGATATGACACAGGCGAAAATCGGAGAAGAAGTCGGCACAACGGGTCAGCATGTGAATCGGCTCATCAAGAAAGGCGATTCCATCGTGAATAAGACCTTTGTGCAGATGCTCGAAGTTCACGGCTACGATATTCAGCTTACCTATGTAAAACGCGAGGAGGAATGACGCAATGGTGAATTTGAGCAGACTTGAAGAAATAAAAGACTTGCGGACGGTGTGGCCGCATGAAGCCCTGGACTTTACCCCGTGGCTCTCGCAGGACGATAACATCTCCCTCCTTGCTGATGCGATAGGTCTTGATATTGCCGTGGATGAAACAGAATCATCCGTGGGCGATTTCAATGTCGATATCTTTGCGTCCGAGACGGGTACGGACAGAAAAATCATCATCGAGAATCAGCTGGAGGATACCAACCATGACCACCTCGGCAAGCTGATAACTTATGCGTCCGGCAAGTCGGCGGATGTTATCGTTTGGGTAGTGAAACACGCTCGTGAGGAACACAAGGCCGCTATCGAATGGCTGAACAACCATACCGATGAGAAAATCGGATTCTTCCTCTGCGAGATAAAACTATACCGCATCGGCACTTCTGAGCCTGCTGTAAAGTTCGAGGTCATCGAAAAGCCGAACGATTGGACCAAAGAAGTAAAAAAGAGTGAGTCCGCAAGCGAAACTCAGCAGCGGAAATATGACTATTGGGTGGCGTTTCAGGATTATGCTTTCCAGAATGCACAGTTTGCAAAGAACTTCAATCGCCGAAAGCCGTCTATGGCTCATTGGATGAACTTCAGCGTGGGTTCTTCTGCCTGCCACATCGTCGTATCTCAAATTCAAAAACGGAACGAACTGGATGTGGAACTGTATATCAGCGAGGATAAAGACCTGTTCCACTCCCTCTTTGATAATAAGGATGTCATCGAATCCGATGCCGGTTTGTCCTTTGACTGGCGAGAAATGCCGGAGCGCAAGGCAAGTCGCATTGTTATCGAAAAGAACGTACCCCTCAGAAACAAGAGCGAATGGAATGTACAGTTTGACTGGATAATCGAAGTCATGCTCAAAATGAATAAGGCTTTCAAGAAATACATATAGCGACAGGGGCAATCTTATGCAGCACGGACAGATTTGAGTAGCTCCAGATTTTTATCAATGCTTTCCGGATATTGAGATTGTGAACTCATGCGTTCACAATCTGACCTGGACACATTAGACTGTGCCGAGGATACCAAATACCCAAGCGGATAAGCTGAGGGTCAAGGCAAAAACCCAAATTATAATGGCGAGGGCTACAATACGACCTTCATCGAAAGTTCCTCCTTTCATCTGGCTATATTCTACAGTAAAACGGGACAAACGGCAAGGATGCCGAAGTCAGTCGATGGCGGCGAGCTTTTCGAGGACTTTGTTGGTCACTTCCCAAGTCTTATCAATCATCAATTTCATTTTATCTTCCAGGAATAAGGAGGCTACCATGCCAAGGCAAAAGAAAGATGGCCGCCATATCAATTACTATATTGACCGTCAGGTCTTTGCGGAGCTGGAAGCGTACGCCCAAGAAAAGGGGCAGACCATAACGATGGCACTGGAACGCATCCTGTCTCAATTTTTTGAGCAGAGTAGGAAAGAAAAGGATACAGAAGAAGAGTGATTGAAGTCGATACTGGAACGAAGCAGGTCATCGTATGGAACATTGCCATGCGATGGCCTGCTTCGTTGTTTGCTAACGAATAGGAATGCACCAGGCAGCACCCATTGACAACCCTATTTATGCGGTTTATAATAAATGTATATTATTTATCCCTTTTCAGCCGTATGGCCGCACGGTCATTTCTCCATCCATTGTTCTTTTTGTTGTGCAAACAAAAAGAATACCTCAACACCGTTTAGGGTGCTTATATAGATTTCAGAAACATAAATCATGACGGAGCAGCAATGCTCGGCCATTTTTTTGTGTTTCCAAACCCTGCAACGACCGTATAGGTCGATGACATAAAAAAAGAAACTACAGAAGCAATTCACCCATTAAAAGGAGGACAAAATGAAAAGCGAAATCACAAGCGGTTTGGCATGCCACCTCATCTCAATGGCCGTTGGCAGTTCACTCACTGCAGGTTCCTTTATACTTGCCTTTAGCGTAATGTCAAAAGGGCCCATAACAGCGGAAGCGAGCTATGAGCCCGAGGCCAACACAAAAAAACAGGGCATTATTGCTGAGGATGAAGAGTCTTCTTTATCGGGAGACGAAATCGCACCGAATTTCTCTATTGCTTCCGACACGGCTTCTACCGCTGATGCTGCAGCTTCTGAAAGCGTTTCTATCGCTGAAGAAAGCGACAAGGGCACAAAGAAGTCAGGCGAAGCAAAGAACCCGGTCAAAAAGCAACAAAAAGTCGACGACTGCCCCGATGGGTCTTGCGCTGTACAAGCACCAGTATCCAGCGGCGGTTGGCGTCTTCAGGTGCAGGAGTCGCCCGATAATTGGGTCACTCAAGCCTCAAGCACTCCTGTGGAGATAGAGCCGATGACTGTGATTGCCGTCGCAGAAACTCCCGCCCCCGAAGGGGCTGTCGTGGTAGTTAACGACGGTTCTGCAAATACTCGGCCCGAACCCACCCCTACACCGGTTGCAGAAACCAATGAAAACGGCTATGTGCTGTTATCAGAGGAGGAAATGAACGACATACTCAATAGCTTGGGATGGTAGCAACGTGCGACTTGTTCCGCTGCAAATCTGAAAAGATAGAAAGCGGCACTTTGAGCACGCATAATTCAAAAAAATGGAAGGAGATGTGTTTTGATGATAACAGACGCCGATAGAAGCTGCGGGCGCTCAATTTGAAGCATTCCCAAAGGCTGCTGCCGGTTTGTCTTATATCTGCATAGCGCAGATTCACGAAACAAAAAACGGAGAAATAGAAGGAGCTGCGTTGCAAAACTCAGCTCTTTCCCGTGTTCATTAGAAAAAACAAAGTCGATTAAGGGAGAAAAAATCATGAATACCTGCAAAACTTTCCGTATAAAAAACAGGCGGCGCTTTTCCGCGTTCGTAACCATAGTCAGTAGCATCTTTACAGTATTTGGCATATGCCTTATTCTACTGTTCTTTGGCTGGTATCAGCGGCTGTCAGCAGAAGCGGTCTGCGCCATTTTTTCAGGGCTGCTTGTATGCCTGTGCATAGCTCTCTATGCCGTCAGAGGCATCGCGGTGGCCTTAACAAAGAATAGGCGGCGTCCCGCAATAATCCTGGAATACGACAAGCAGGACGACGAGTGACGTTAGAGTCCGCAATGCTCGAAGGCTCTCCCGACAAGAGGAGAGCCTTTTTGTTGTTTTTGGAGAGAAGGGAAATATTCAAAGACGGGAAAATGAGGACTTCACATGCAACTGCGCAAATGGTATAATCTTTGTAAAACATCAACGTCTTTTACGTTAAAGACGATGATGCCGCAAGGGGAAGAAAGAATCAATATGATAAAGAAAGCTACAGCATGGACTTTGCTCATATCCATATGCGCCATCATTCTTGTGGGGTGCCAGCCTGCTGTTCCGGACGAGATAGTACAGATTGAACTGCCTGGGGCGGGAGAAGCGCCGGCGGAAAGCGAGAGCGGGTTGATTGATGAGAATAACGATTCCTATCTGACGGTGATTGGATTTTCTGAGCCGGTTCCCGTAATAACCCCCGAACCACAGATATCCACAGAGCCTATTGTTGCGTCTATCTCTGATGGCAGCGGGGAAGCCACGGAACCCGTTCCGACCTCTACGCCAAAACCAACTAAAAAGCCCGCCGCAACGGAATCACCGACCCCGGTGCAGGCAGCCTCACCGTCACCCACGCCATCGCCCACACCGCTTCCGTCGAATTCCCAGGCGGCGAATACCCCCGTTCCCACCGCAGCTCCAACTGTTGAACCCACCATAGAACCAACGACCGCTCCACAGTACAGAAAAACAATAAAGGGCGCCGGCAATCAGCACAGTTTCACTGCACAAACTTTAAGCGGCGCGACGATAAACAGCAGCAGCCTGTTTGCAAGTGCTGATATAACCATGATAAATGTCTGGACGACCTACTGTAATCCCTGCATACGGGAAATGCCGGAGCTGGGCGCGCTGGCGAGTAAATATTCTGACAATGGAGTGCAAATTCTGGGCATAGTCTGCGACGTCAATGACGCAAACGACGCACTGGGTGAAACGGCACGCGCCATAGTAAGCCAGTGTAACGCCAATTATCCGCACATGATTTTGTCAGAAAGCCTGAAGGGAGATATCCTTAGGGGCATATCCTCCGTTCCTACCACCATGTTCTTTGACAATGAAGGCCGCTACCTCTGCTCAAACATCGTCGGAGCAAAGAGCTATGACGGATGGGCAAAAGTATTGGACGATTTGCTGGGAAAGGCCGAGGCATACGCCGAGTTGCCGGCGCCAACTCCTACGCCGTGCTTCGGACCTGTCTGATAGCTGTTATTGTGCGGCAGGCATTGCTGCAGGGCGTATAAATGTGTAAACAGAAACGCTACCAAAAAGAGAGAGGCGTAATCTGCACCGGCAGAGGCACGAGGGTTTGAATATGCTGGACGATAATACTGTCGCTACGTCATGGACGCAGCGACAGTCGTTATTGTCAAATACAAAATCATCGTTGCTACTGGTTGTCCGTATGCGGCCTCGATGGTATAATATTCCTATTAACGAAAGAGTGGGAGGAGGGCCGTGTGGAGAGACTCTATACCGCCAAGTACTGCGTATCCAGGGCAGTTAGGAAGTACGGCGTTCGCCCCGAATGGGTTTGGGAAGCGATGGACCGATGTTTTGGCGTGGCCAAAGGGGATGGGGGAAAGCTATGGAAGAGCGAGAGGGATTCGCTTGACAGGTATATAGAGATGTGTCTGCATGACAAAGGCGCGAGCCTGCCGCCGCGATAGTCTGCTCTTTTCCCGGTTCGGCGTCTTTACATTTCATGCTTTTTGTTATATAATCATTTCATAATAATTGATTCAGCCATCTATCGTGATTTAAAAACCGCCCTTTATTTGAGGGTCTATCTGCAGAGTCGCAGAGAAAAAAAGAATAACACAGAAACAAAGACAGAGAACAGCTTATTCTCATGTCTTTTTTTGTGCTTGAAAAAGAAAGGGGGGTATCTATTTATCTTTCACGACGGCTGGAGGAGAAACGCTCAAAAAACAAAAAGGAGGATTATACCCATTGACAAATGCAAGAAAGAACGACCCCAAAATGCTAAGTACCAATTATTTTTGGGAGCTTTACCAAAAGTGGGATGACGCCGGGAAAAACACGATATGGGGAGTCGCCCAATCAAACTATGCCATGCCGGAAAGAGGAATTATCGCCGTATCGACAGCATCGCACGGCGGGATAATGATGGAACAAGCATATGCGAGGCGCCTGCTGTCGCCTCGCGGATACGCTCTTGGCGCGCAATCCTGCGAAAAGGGCTGCAAAGGCTGGCTTTTTTATGAGGAAGATATCGACGAGTGCATCGTCCTGTACGAACTGCTGGAGCGTGGAGAACCCGAGTTTTCTATCTGCGCTGCTCTTCGATACGATTATCGCGGCGCAGGGGAACTAAGACGCTCACTGGAAACATCCCTGGCACGCCACTATGAACCTTATATAAAGTACATGGAAGCCCGGCGAAAGAGGCTTCAGAACAATCGAAGAAAGGCTCTGGAAAAGGATGTATATTGTGCGTTTTCCGAGAACAAATGCATTACTACCGGCGAAACAGAGGATAGGCTCATACTCGGGGTGTACGAGACCGCAGACCAGGCAATAGCCGCCATCGAATACGAAGCCGCTTTGCAAAAAAAGGAGATGGGATATAGCGTAAAGCTGGACATATCCAGCTCCCGAGATATCGATTATCGAGTTATCGTCTCTCACACCAATTCCATCAGCGGGCTGTGTTATGAGGACACGCTCTGGTACGAGCAGACAACGTATTTTTCGGCCGAAGCACCACTGGGAAAATACTGCTAAAGAAAAAAATGCGATTTGTTCCGCGTAGAGAAAGGAGATTTTATTATAATGGATTGCAGAAGAGTATTATACTTTATAAAACTACCACAGTACACCGAAGGTAAAGGCTGGACTACTGAGGCCGCAAAGGAAGCCTTTGAGAAGGATATCTGTTCACTGTTTGCTAAGGATGGCTGGACGATTGCCGCTCCCGGCAGCAGCGGCGCCTGCTACACAGCAACGACCAGCGATGGGTACGGCGAGCTTTACCTGCATCCCATAATGATAGCCGGATATGTCAAAAAGGGTTTGATTCTTCACATAGAAGAGGTACTCCGCAACGGCGCTACCTTCAGGTATGAAGGGAAGCGCGTCACCGGCATAGTGTACGACAAGAACGACGAGGAGTACCTGGCATACCTGGATTCCAAGAGGGAGGAGATAAGGCAATTCCTCGTCGAGAAGCTGTTCCCGGGCGCAAGAAAACGAAAAGGCGCCACCGCAGATATGCTGGAGGGCAAGCTGATAGTAACCGTCAGGAAATTCCGGCTGGAGCGCAAGTGCAGCTATGGCGGCGTGATTTCTTCTTCTGATATGGATTGGGTTTACATAGAGGGAATACTGCATCAGATGGTAAGCGACGGTGAAATAGTAAAACGAAACGACAAATACTATCTTGCTGCAAAGAAGCGCCGCACCGCCCCACAGAAACCGGCTCGCAGCGATGCCCGAGACCTTGTGGAAGCGGAAAAGCCCAAGGATGAGGAACGCAAGTCGAAGTTCAACATAGTGACCAAGGCCGGCGTATTCGACATCAGAGAAGCGGAGAGCGCGGAGGATGCGCTGTGCGACTTTGCGGCAACGATGGATTTGGACATGCACCAATATTTCGAAGCGATGCCCGTGACCGAAGAAAGCACCGGCGAGGAGAGAGCGGCATCCAAGGATGCGGACGCTGACCGGCATGGCGCCGAAACCGGGCAAGAAACAGAATAAAGGGGAAAGGAGACGATTATATGGGACATACCATTATCGACTGCCGCACGTTTATAAAGACTACTCGCGGCATCATTCCCCTCGTTCTGGGAGGTAGCAACAACTGCTACGACATTGTGCGCGGAAAAGATTTCAAGCTGCGGGAATTACGCGAACGCTATTGGTCCGTGCTGCTGGACTTGGTGGAGCTGCCGGAAGAGGAAATTTTGGCGAAATTCGAAAACCTCATTCCCGACAACAGCATCGAGTGCTGGGTATATAACGGTAAGTGGCTCAACGGCGCCCAGGCGCAGAAGTGGTTTGCACGCGGCGTAAAGGACGCTGCCCCGCTGGAGGACATTCTTTTCAGCAACCCCGGCGTCGGCCATCTCTTGCTTGCTCTTATGTCATATGCGTCCAGCGAGCGGCTGCTGGAGCGGCGCGTGAAGACCACGGACGAGCTGGAAGGCTGGCTGGATGAAGCCCGTGAAACGGTAAAGGAGCACGAGGGCTATCATATCTTCATGTCCTTCAGCGACCTGCGGCGCGGAGAGCGCCTTCGTCCTGTCAGAAAGACAGAGGTGAGGGGACCGCTGGTGGTGCAAAAGCGCGGCTATGGCTACGTTGCGGTTTTCAATAAAATGGATGGACACATGACCGTTCAGTATGTCAAGGACGCCAGAGCAGCCATAATCTATCCCTCCGCAGAGGCAGCAGCCGCCGAAGCGATGGGCGACCTTATCGGCAGGTTTGGGCTTGAGTTAAAGAGCGTAACTCACAAAATGATGGCTCCGCGCCCTTATGCCGTTCAATGTATGAGCGGCGCATATGCGGGCAAATACCTGAAAAAAACCGTACGAAACGGCCTGATGTATACGTCTTTCGTGAATCAGGCTCAAAAGTTCGTCAGCGAAAAGGACGCCGCAGCAAAGATTGCCGCATTGCAGGGAAGATTCGACAGCGCACAGTATCTCACGCCGATTTATATTGAAGGACAATTCTATGATTCACAGCTCGCGGTTCAAGGGCAATAAAGAGTAATATCTGAATCAGCGCCGGCAGCATCTATAAACCAGTGCTTGCCGGCTTTTTCATGCAAAAAAAACGGCTGAAAAGACCGCGCCAGACCTCCTGAGCGCCCGCAGGAGAGGATTGCCGGCGCACAGTAGTGGGGAAGTGGGGCAAAGGCAAAAAGAACGGACAGCAGGCGTCTGGCGGTAAATACGCCCATTGCGAGCTGGGCAAGGAAACGCCCGCAGGCAAATTGAAAGGCAGTGCCGCCTTCAAGGAAAGGCACCTCCCGCTCATATCCGAAGCACAGGAGGCAGCAGGGAGCCCTGTTATTTCTTCCGAAAATCAACATTTAACGAAGTTATTCCCGTCTCCCGCCATCCACTGCTAATGCTTCGCTTGCTCACGCTTCGCTCGCATACGGCCGCTTCCCAGCTTCTTTGTCAGCACCATCCGACTTCCGTTCCTTACGCCTGACGCATTTCCATCCACGCAGCTCCTAAATCCACTGTGTCCATTGTCCTTTTTGTCCTGGCAAACCACCCCATATATAAATCAAACACCCGCCGCGCCATATAAAACCCGGAAAAATAAAAAGAAAAAGGTAAAGAAAAAAAGAAAAGTGAAAAGGGAGGAAAAACCGCGGTGTAAATAATAGAACATAATTATAAT